TGATTTTACCTTCGATATAAACTTGGCTGCCTGTTTGTAGGTATTTTTCGGCTATTTCGGCAAGACCGCGCCAAAGGACAATATTATGCCATTCGGTTTGTGTAACCCTCTCACCTTCTTTGTTTTTGTAGGATTCTGAGGTTGCTACTGAGAAGTTGGCAACCTTTGTACCGTTTTCAAGGGTTCTGACTTCTGGGTCTTTTCCTAAGTTCCCAATTAGAATTACTTTGTTTATCATGTCTTTATTTTTTAGTGTTGTTTACGATTTTACGCCAATCTTCATCAATTTCATCCCAAAAGTCATAGTTTTCTGGGGTCTGATCCCAATAAAAGGCACTTATTAATAAATCAATTCCACCCTCCTCACTCTTACTATCAGAATATTCATCAAATGTTATATCTCTATCAGATTTAAGGTTTCTCTCAAATTTAGAAAATATCCTTTTTGACTTCAAAAATTTAATAAATTCATCTTTCATAATGTCGTATTTTGGAATGTACAACCGCACAAGACGCATTGCACCACATGGTTATTAATTCGCTTGAAACTCTGGCTCCCGCAGAAGCATTTTAGTTTTACTTCATCGGGCTGATATTCTATTATTTTGTTAAGTTCCGGGTTCATTTAATTTACTGTCAAGTTCTTCATTCATTGTGGGCTTTTGATTTTCCTGAAGATAGATAATACATTTTTTTGCACGGTCAAATGTCATATTATCCATATCAGATTCTATCTGCTCCTTTACGCTTTCTTCGATAGTAGAAGTATGAATAAGCCCGTCTATTTTTGTTTTTTGATAATCTTTAATCGGGTTATCCCTTCCACTTGCTTTGTTGGCGTCATCGTCTTCGGATTGTAAGCCAAGTAAGGACTGTAATGTATAACGTCTCAAATAAGTAATCGCACTACCCATCTTTTGCGGGTCGTTCATATCAGGGAACTTGCAGAATGATTTAACCATTGAGCCGGTTTCCACTTCTATTAACTGAGTTTCTACTCCGTTTTGCTCAAATTCATTTGTAACTAACGGCTGTAAAAGTAGCAGTTTATGCTTTTTAAGTAGTGGCATAAGTTGCCCGATCAACTCGTTAATATCGAAATACTTTGATTTGTAAAATGGGTTTTCAGAACCTTTTGTAATAGCTCCGATTTCCTGCTGAATTATAAACAGCTTTTCATGGATTGATTTTGATTCGAGTGTCATTGTTTTGTATTTAAGGTTTGTAATCTTTCAAGTCGTGCCTGCTCCGGCGCCCTTAATCTGCGTTTGCGTTTCAGGGCCTTGTAATATTGTATGTAGGCGGGGATGTTCATTTTTCTACAATTTTAACCCATTCGTCACTAATTTTACTCCATAATTCAACCGTATTAGCTGGCCAAAAAAAGGCAGCACTAACCCAGTTGCTACGGGCGGTATATTTTAAGAAAACATCAAAACCTTCGTCTCTGCATTTTTCAAGTTCACGCATGTACTCTGCAAATTTCCTTTTGCTTTTTAAAAACTTTATAAACTCTTCTTTCATATCTTTAGTCTTTTAAATCGTTTTCCATTTCCTTAACTTTATCCCTGTCAATTATCGCTCTGCCGATAACCAGCCTTTTAGCCGCCTGAGTTAATTTAAGCAGCTCTAAGGTGAGATATAGGTGTGAGGGTATCTGAGTACCAACCTTGTCAAATTCGGCTCTTATGAGCTTAAAAACAATATCGCAAAGTTCTGAATCTCTTTTGTAATCAATCCGGCTTTGCTTGTAATTTTCCTGTAATTTTCGCATACTCCAGCTTAGATAAAAAAAATTGTTTTCTTCTAAAATAATATGACAGTCTTCACATTCCATAAATCCTTCCCTGCGTTTTATAAAGTCAGTTGAGCCGCATTGACACATCACATCGCTATCGGGATGCTCTAAACATTCCCGGCACATTGGATGCTGGATGCCGTCTGAATCGGTTACCTGTATGATGTCGGTTGAGGGTTCGCTGCAAAAAGCGCATTTAGTTTCTTCCATGATTTTTGATTTTATGTAACTCTAATTTGTAAATTCCAGAAGCCTCAATCCAGATAGCATATATATGCCTTTTGCTTTTAGAAAAGTCCTTTTTTGTCGGTTGTACAGCATAAGCAAATCCATGTCCTGAAAATTTTACCATTGAAATAATACCGTAGCAAACAAGCGTATTATCATATTTATAATAAACCTTTACTTTATTTCCTTTTTTATATTCTGAAAATTTATCGGCATATTCCTTGCATTTTTTACTAATAGTTACACCGATATCTGATTGCATTGCCTCGAGCTTTAAAATCTCTTTTAATAATATTTCCTTTGTTTCCATGATTTTAGGTTTATACTAATTCAAATTTGGTTTTCACTCCATCTATCGTACAAGTATAAACACCTTCCTTTTCTATTATCGCGGTTGCAATTCCGAGCATCAGATTTGATAAGTGGTCTTGAAGTTCTGATGTACTTTTGATTTTAATTGTTTTCATGGTCTTAGGCTTTAATTATGAAACAAAGATATATTGAAAAGTAAGCGTTTCGACTTTAGAATGATTCTATATTACCTTATGCTTGATTATTAACAAGTTACAACCCCATGAATTGTGTTATAAATAATAATTCTAAATAATATTAGGCATGTTTCCATAAAAACCCACCTGCTGTTTTTAATTTACCAGTACAAACGGATGATATATTACAATAGTGTATTCCCGTTTCCCTCCCCGCCTGTTTTATCGAATAATACTCAGCGACAAATTCACCATTAATTGTCATTTGAACAACAGGGGTTGCGCTTTTTGTATTTATACCATTCCTTCTATCATCGTATCCACTTTGTTCATTCTCTCTCCATGTGACAATGCGTAAATTATCAAGAGTATAGTGTTTGTAATCATCTTTTCTGTCACATGAAGGAATAAGCATTTTCTGATAGTCAGATTTTACCCATATATCAAAAAGTATATGATATTTACTGTTTGACAGCATCCATTCTCTTAATTCATCAAGAGTATATTCTGGAGGTATTTGATTACGAATTCTTGAGCTTGATCTTTGTTGGTTATAAATTTTAGTAATTAGTCCGCGTTTTGTTCTGAAATATTTTACCATCCACTTATTTTCACGGATTCTTTTTTGTTCTTTTGTTTGCATTTTGTTCAGATTAAATGACGTTCAGAAGGAAAAGAATGGGCAGCGTGTCTGAACGTCACGGTGTCTGTGGGTTGCAAAATCCACATTAGCCCGAAACAAAGATAAACCAATTAATATTAAAAAGCAAGTTTTCTTTAATTAAAAACCTCCTGCGAAAACCAAAACGCAGGAGGTAACCAAAACCTAAATCGCGCTTAATGCGCCATGAAAAAACTGAGCAGAACGCCCAGTGCCTTAAATTACTTTATTAATCGCTTTAAATTTTTCTTCTGTTTTACTATTGTAAACCTTTCAAGCTCGTTGATTAATTCCAAAATCTTTTCCTTGCCTGGTTCCGGTAGGTTATTATTTCCTGAATCTGCTCCGATATTTACTTGTACAGGTGAGCATCCGGCAATAAGATTAACAAATTCCTGTAAATCAAAATCCATTATAGGCTCTATTGTGATATAAAGTGGCTGCCTTATCAATACCATTTCATTGAAACGGTCAAATGGTTTTGGACTGTTTTGCATGATTTCGGGATAGTGTTTGTTTGTTTCAACTGTCACGCAAATATTTGTATTAAGCGGCATTATCCTGCGTATATTTTTAGGGTTTTTGGTCTGGAATAAATACCTGTTTTCAAATTTATCACAATGGTTAATAGTATCAAAAATCCAATGCTCAGGAATTTTATCCGCAAACATATCACAGCTCGAACCAACGAATATAAAGTTACCATTTCCTAAATCGGTTTTAAGCTCACTTTCATCAAACCTAACGGGCCTTTGTTCTCCGAAGCGTTTCATATAGCAATAGGAGCAATCATGCGGACACGCGCCTTTAATCGTATTCCACGTGTGAGTAACCCACTCATACATATTTCCGTTTGATTTATTTAGTCCCATTATTTCAATAGCATTATAAATCCTACCTTTGCAAAATCTTCATCTGCATATCTCATGTAACCTAACGATAAACCCCAACCTCTCCGGCTTTGAAACATCAGACCAACGTCTATGGCTGTCCAGCTTGTCCACTTTTGCAGGTCATTGCCCGCCATCAGGTAGCCGTATAAATGATTACGTCTTATTTCTTTGATCTTTTCAACTTCAACGATATGCTGGATGGTTTCCGATTTAGTATAAAGTTCGTAATTCGCAAACTGAATGCTTTTCAGGTAGCCTTCAACCGTTAGTTTATAAGGTAATTTGAAATCAGGCGTTGTAAGGGTATCCTCGTATGTTCTGGTATAAATAGGTATCGTATCAAAATCAAAGTCACCCATAAAGTCGTCAACTCGTTTGGCATAGATTGAATAAACTTTTACAGAATCCACTGCATGAAACTTTGTCTTTGTGATATAATACGGTATTTTAACGGTGTCGTATTTTACAATGGTTTCAGATTTGGCGTTATGCAAATTATTATATTTAGTTTCGCAGGTTTCGAGTTTCGTTCGTGTCTTTTTGTGTGAACATTCTCGCATAATAGCTAATGCCATCATTCCGATAATCACAAATAAAAATAAGTAGTTTATTATTTTCATGGGTTTAGGATTTTGATTGCTTAAATAATATATGTGATAATATCATTATACCAAGTGCTTGCCAAATATTTATTGTAGTTAGCCCAAATATTTCAGGCATTAGCCAGTTCCATAACCACATAGTTGGAAAAGAAAGCAGAATAATAATTACAAATATTGCCCCGAATCCAGCAACTAATTTAATAAATGTTTTCATGGTTCTAAGTTTTAGTTTTTAAAATAAACGTCCTTCGGGAACGCCGCCGGATTCGGTCTCGCGTATATCCTCGCCCTGTTTTAGGCTTGCAGTTTTTGAAAACGCTTGTACATAACGCTTTTAATAGGCAAACTGCATGCGCCTGCCTATCTATTCATTATCAGCAATAATTTCTTTCAAAGGACATTTTTACAAATATAATACATTTTCCCCGAATTGATACTTTTTGTCCTTAATTTATAATGAATCTAAGTTACTTTTTTAGCATTTCATTTTTATCAGCACTACCTTTTGAGCTTCCGTAAAAATATGTCACTACATTTCCGAACTGAACAATAAGGCCACCAAGCACCATGTACAATACCTTTTCATTTGGCTCAGGCATCCTAATAAACATCAGTAAAATGACAACACCAAAGAACCCGCACACTATTAGTGCACCAAGTCCGTACATAAAAATATCTTTTGTTTTCATTTCTTTGGTATTAATAGTTTGTAAATTTCATTTTTTAATTAACCCGCCCCTTGTCGTATATTCAGACGGTATTTTAAAAACCTTATTGTAAACAGCCGATGTTTTCGCCTCGTTATCAAGCCAGTCAGCATTTGGTATTGAGTTTTCTTTTAATATCTGAATATCTCGATAAGTGAAGCCAGAATAAAAAATTAGTGTAATTAAAAATATGGCAAACGTACCTATTATAAATCTTTGTATGCCAGAATTGTTTTCCTTTTTGAGTTTTTTGTGCAGTGCGTCAACCGCCTCTTTTAATTCACAAATTTCTTTTTCATCCATCACTTTATTTTTATTGAAATTTTATAACTTTTAGTAACATCAATATAATCAATCTCCTCTTTACTATCACCTCCGTCACCGTTAGAGGCTGTTAAACTTACATCAAACACGCCTGGAGTATAGTAATATACAGTCGGGTTTTGTGCGTTACTCGCTGAAGGATTACCGCCTTCAAAAGTCCAATCCCAGCCTGTCGGAGTGTTGGTAGAAGTATCCGTATATACTACATAATCTCTTGTTAATATTGAAGTGCTGTTTGCGGTAAAGCCCGCCACTGGTGGAGTGGGTGAACCACCGGGTTCATATTCGTTATATCCCAGGTCTGGTGCAGCGCCATAATACGGCAGCTCAACATTTGTACCTGCATCTATTAAATCAGAACCTAATACAAGGGTTAAGAATGTAATATCCGGTAAAGACCCATCTGCTTTTCTTGCTGCTTTCATTTGCGCAACCGCAGTAGCCGAATCCGTTACTACAAAATCTGCATCAGTAACCGTCACACCCGGAGGGGTAGTCCATGAGTTATACTCATTGACATACATGTGACCTTCCGCACCAACGGTTAATTCTGCATATCTGCTATCATAAGATATATTATTAACGTATTTATTCTTATACAAACCATACTCTCTTGTATCGCCTTGATCTAATGCTTGAAAGCCAATATAGTTTTTATACATTGTATTACTGTAGACTTCTCTATTTAGCGATACCTTCCCATTATTATTCTCGCCATGACCGTAACCAAAATTAAACGCTGCTAAATTGTTATAAAAATAATATTGAACTATAAGAGAATCTGAATATCCTTCAAAATACGCACCATTCGCTTTCCATCCGTTGCCCGATGTCTGCCCATCATATACACCATGTGATAGATAATATCCATTAGCAAAAGACCAATTATCCTGAATATATGAAGTTCCTAATGAGGTGAAATTTATACCTTCGTCTGCATTATGCCATGCCCTGTTATTTAAGAATTGAACATAGGAACTTGTGTCTGCATGAATTTTATCAACAACTGTTATCATAAATCCATTACCCCAAGTGCCTGCTTGTGGTGAACCTGGTAAGTCCCTATAATTTGCAACATTAATCGAAAAAGAATCCACACAATTATAAGCATCATTATTCAAAAATATTGTTGAATCTCTACCGTCAGACGACCACCAGGGACTATAATAAAACCCATGTCCTGATACATCGTGTAATACAACATTTTCAACTCTTAAATTATTAGCGGAAGACATATTGAATCCTGTGGTCTGTACATATCTGCGTTTTTGATAAACATTTCTAATAGTAAATCCTTTAAAAACAATAAAATCAGCATCACATAGAAGCCCTGCAACACTTTTAGTAGTTGCAGTAGGCGGTTCAGCTTCAATTCCAACTGTATCAGGAAAAGGAATATACATTAATGAGCAATCAAATATAATAGAATCACCTCCTGTAATATCTGAAGGATACCCGATATAGGATATTGGATTTCCACGTTCCCCATCTAATCCAAGGCCGTCATCAGAACTTACCCGCCAGCTTTCCCTGAGTTGCTTATAATAAATCCCACCTCTGAAGTAAACAGTATCTCCGGGTACAGCAGCATTAACAGCTCTTGCCCAAGATGCCCAAGGACTCCCTATACTACCATCATTAATATCATCCCCGCCTTCGGCAGCAGTCGCTACAAAATATGGCCCACCTGTTAGTGCCGGAAGTTCAATTACTGAAATATTATCAATATCGAAAGCGTCTCCTGTTGTAGTGGCATAAAATTCTATTCCCCCATCATTGCCACCGTTTGGTGTTGTGATAAATACCTTATACGAACCGTCATAATATTTGGTAAAAACTTTGTAAATAGGGGTGTGATTAGAGCCGTAAATCCTTATATACGCAAAACAAGTATCGTGAGCCGTAGAAATATCAAAAGTAATCATGTAGCGCAAAGAATCTTCAATAACTGATACCATATCAGCTGAAGCCTGTTTTAAATAAGAAGCGGTAATACCATCAAAAGAAGCAACTCCCCCACCAATAGTATAACCACTGTTAATGATAGTCCAATCAGTTGAACTATCAAAAGTACCGTTACTGATCTTTTCAGTTCCTTGTCCTTGTAAAATAAACGGTAGAAAAAATATAATAATAATTAGCCTTCTCATATTTAGAACTCTTTAATAATTACCATCCTTCCACAAACAACCGTTGCATCATCGTTGTCGGTTGTATTAACAATTTGAAGCTCAAAATAATCATTTACGGCAACGGGTGTTATACACTTACTTGAAAAACTTGTCACGTCTACCTTGCCAGTAAATGCTGCACATCCAAGTTGAGTTGTTCCGTTTTTTAATACCCTCATTTTATAAGCGTCACTTGCTGAAAATTCAGCACTTATTGAAAAATAGATAGAAGCATAAGCACATGAATCGGTGGCTTTAATCGTGTCTGCTATGTTGGTAAAGTCTTCAGCTACCTTAGATGTGAACAAGGTATTAGCAGTATTTGTTATCCTTGTCCATGTGTTTTGGGTCAAAGCGATAAGAACAGAGCTATCAGCAAACGCATAACAGGAAAGCATCGGGTCGGAAGTTATATTACCTGTTACCGTTAAATCATCATCCACCAACACATCTTCAAAGTGTGCGTAATCACCACTTCCGTAATTCTTAATAGTATCATTACCGCCAACGGTTGCAATATTACCTTGCACCTCAAGGGCTTCTGTGGGATTTGCAGCAGTTTTTATACTTACACCAACATCCGTAACTATAACATCCGCAGTAAGACCTAAAGCAATTTGTACTCTGGTTGTCTGTACTATAATATTTGACGTCCCTACATCTAAATCAAGTTTATTTCCAGCTTTAGCATATAACTCATTCGTGCCAGAGGAATGAATATACGCATCACTGGCATACATAACAGTATCAATATCCATAGAAGTTACACCTGTTTTTGCTGTAATCCGCTGATTGGCTAAAGTAAAATAAGAAGTATCACCCCCACCCGAAGCAGCAGCCCAAGTATAATCAGTACCATCGGAAGTTAATACATGAGTATTTGCACCAATACCTAAACGTGTCGTCAAATTACTGGCATTACGTCCCAATATATCACCCCTTGTCGTCATGGGATCAATAAAACCAACACTATCTTTATCGATCCAATACATCTGTCCGGTAGCTGAATCAGCAACCATAACACCGTTAGGCATAGTGGCTGCTGTATCTCTGCCTGCATATAGGGTGTCAGAATACAACGTGGCAAAATTACCACCATAAGATCCAGCACCAAGTTTATCAGTAAGTATTACATCAGCAATAAGAGTATCAGCTTTAACAGTTCCAACAACTTCAAGTTCTTCTGTTGGTGCTATTAAGCCAATTCCTACGTTTCCATTTGCGATTATTCGCATACGTTCTTCGCCAGCTCCGGTAACATAAAACGCAAGATAGTCAGCACCGCTTGAGTTTGTAAGCATCATAACACCATCAACACCGTACTGTCCCTCATCGTAATTTCCCGTATTCCCGAAAATTAAAATACCACCACCATCATCAATAGCTATATTGGTGTTTATTCTGTACTCAGATGTAAGGTTAATACTCCCGCTCACATCAACTGGATATGCGGGAGTGGCAGTGCCAAACCCAACATTACCGCCAGTAAACGCTAATCGGTCAGAATTGTCGATTGCTACGTTTATCAAGTCCCCATCATCGGAAACAAACTGCAAAACTCCATTCCAGTTATCACCATCAGAACCTATCTGAACGGTGGTAACACCAGCAATCGCAGAAATAAATCCCGGTGCATTGCTTTCCCAAAATCCAGCACCACCACCAGCAGTCAAATCTACATAGTTGCCGTCAGTAATTACATCACTCATATCATGAGCGGTAGTATAGTAGCTCGTCACAAGATAAACATTGTCGTTACTCTGAACGGAAATCGTAGAATAGGCTGGTATTGCAATCGCAAAGTCTGTTGCAAGTGTTGGCATAGTCCATGAATTAGACTTTATTTGCCCAAATGTTACAACAGCTATCGCTATCGCAACAAAAAATAATAGTATTTTTTTCATATCATTGATTATTTAAAAATTGTCATACCTAAGTAGCCCCAAACAAGGGCTATCAGAAATGACCAAACTTTCCTTTTTATATTATAATTGTATCGAAACTTCGTGTCCGATAGCAAATGGCACAGCAAAAGTTACCACATTCCCAGCCCGTGTGTGTCCCCAAGACTGATACTGTCCATCAACGAAAATCTTATAACCATTATTTAAAACTAACGTCCCCGTAGTGTCAAAAGCCGTTTGGTTTAAAATGGTGGTGAAATCCATAGGGGCTGCACTATCAACAAATACAGCAATAGCCGGATTACCGTCATCGTCCACTACGATAATAAGTTTAAGCAAATCTTCTATGCTTAATTCATCATTATCACAGGTAATATATGCGTCACCGTCTGAGTCAACGGCAACCATCCTCAACAATGTTTCTACGTCAAGATTGTTGGCACAAGTTACATAAGCCATAGCTAAGTTATATTAGCAAGGTTAAAGGCTACATTCCCGTCAGAATCATAAATAAATGTGTTCCTCGCAAACAGACCAATGCTTTCGTAGTCTGTACAGTCTGGAACGTCTTTCAGGGAAACACCATTAGCCCTGTCGGTAATTACTACCCGCAAGGCGGGCTTGTTGTCGTCAGCCATTTCAAGGGCTTGATGGAACAACTCCACGAAGTCGTCCTTTGTGTTACAGACAATAACACCACTGTCACCAGCGGTCTTCGTCACAACACGAAAAGCGTACTGACCCGTTCCCAGCAGAGCTATATTCATTACCTCTGCAAACAATGAAGCAAGCAAAGTAGGCATCCCAAACGAGTTGGTTGTGCAATCTATAAAGTTATCAGCCATTTTTTACCTCCTTTAAACCATTGGGTTAGTAGTACGTGGCGGAGAGAATTTACTCTCCCATTTAACTGTTCCCACAATTTTTTGAATTGACTTTTGTCCTCTTTCGATTTGATACTTCGCCTGAAGTGTACATTCGATTCCGGGGTTGCCACCAAAAAGAGCCTCGTTGGCAGAAAACCAAGAATCAACGACAAGGTTGCATTCCAGCCACCGCATCAGTTCGTAGTTGTCGTCACTTACGTCATCTATCTCAAAATTGATAACAAATGAAGCGGGCGACTGAATCTTACGACCCAAAGAAATTTCTATTTCTTCTGTTTCGGCAGGCGGCAAGTCAGCAATGACCACCAGATCAATGATGGCGTCGGTGTCCGTTGCCGGGTCAAGAGCCTTACGGTCATTCCATACAGCAAGACTTTCCCAATCTAAAAGATCAGACCCATCACGGGCTTTCAGGTAGATGTGATCTATCTCACCGAACAACACGTTAGGATCACAAAAATCAAAATCAACGTCCACTAAGTAGCTATCGCAGCCAGTAGGACAAGTTGGATTGTTTAAACTCATAATAAATTAATTTTAAAAATTTTATACAATATTATACTAAAAAGTTAGTCAAAAAAATAACAATAAATAAATTTATGTTACAACCTTATTTACTTCGTTACTATATCCATACTCACAAGAGTGCGTGTACCACTTTATACGAAAGTCCCAATCGCCGGCAGTGGGGCTTAATTGAAACCCATCATTAAACACGGATGCTAATTGTGGGTCACCCAGATCAGTCCATACATCAGCAGCGTGAACACTCTTCTGTGCTTGGTAAAAATCACTTTCTACACCAATGCCATAACAAGAAATTGTACAATCGCCACCGCCATCATCAGTAATAGAACGTATAAATGGGAGTTTATAATAATATGGCAGTGATTTAACAAGAAATAGACAATCTGTCAATCCCGTTTCGCCAAATTGACCATTTTCTATTTCAATTAATTCCCATCCATTTGTTGAGCTATATTGATAAAACCCAAGCGAGTCACCTGTGTACACACTGCTTCCACCTTCCAATGCGGTATAGAAAAACATTATAGTCCCGGAGCTAACAGGGTCAGTGCCATCCCAATACCTTTCTCCCTGTGCACCATCATCGGCGTCCTGTGGTGCAACCGCAACACCAGACATAAGAGCCGAAACAACAGATTGCTGACAACCCGAATCCATGTTTGTATCACAGCCTTTTCTTAGGATGTAACTTGTGGTAAACTTAATAGTCACTTCAGCCCAACACTCAATATCTGTATCCCATTTGGGCGTCACCTCTATGTCTGAGGCATTAGAAGATTCACCGTTTTTCAAAGTTATGGTTATCTGGTTGTGTAAAGCCATCAACGTAAGAGCATCCACCTGAAATTCTTGTGCATAAAACCTGATAGAATATTTCTTCGCCCACTTTTGAAATGTAGGCTCAAACTCACCATCGCCGTTCTCTATGCCCTCCTCCAATAATTCGTATTCAGGCTTAGAAACATCGGCTTTAAGAAAGACCTTATTTCCAAAGGTATTGTGATAAACAATATCACCAAAGTCTACTGAGTTGGAATATTCTATTAAGATATAATTATTCATAACTTATTACAGTTAATACTATGCTTATTTTCCCTGCCGTTGGCTCACATTCTATTGTCAGGTCTGAGCCAATTTCTACGTTGCCGTTTTGTGCTACGATAACAAACTTATCCTGCGGAGATAAACACCCGTATTCTCCGCCTAAATTAATGGAAATGTCACTGCCCTGATAAATATAGTTTTCTATCTTTGCCAAAATTAATAACGGCACTTTCCCGTACTCGTAAGTGATAGAGTATTCCTGTTCGTTGCGTTTTTCGGTATATTCAAATTCAGCCGAAAAATTGTCAACTTTAAGCAAATGTCCGTCTTTAGCAAAGCCTATTAATACAGGCTTATCAGCCCATACAAACAAAGCACCACTTTCCTTGTTTAGCCAAATACCGTTAAACTCATTTATAGGGTCTTGTGTTTTTATAATTATCGGGTTATACATATTTATGTTTTTTGTTCGTAAAAGCCTTCAAATATCAATCTGAACGCCACATCTACGGCTACCGGAGAAAAATAACCGTGATATAATTTCCTATTCGCATCAACAGCTTGCGTTCCGTCAACATACGGAACATTCACCCTCTGCCATGTTGCCCCGTATTTATGATAGCAGGTCACAGGAAGAAAGTTATCCAAATCAATGGGTGTTACAGGAAGCGTACATTCCATATTTGTGAGATTCCCGACAGCGCCGGCAGTAGCAGAAACATCCAAAGTAAAATTTACCTTGTTCCCGACAACAATATATCTCGCCACATAGGTTATCCCAACAGGTGTATTCCCCGTCCATATAAATGTAGGTGTCCAGTTAGCCCAATCGCTGATAGCAGCACCAGTGGATTCAACCCACGCCGCAGCACCCGTTGTATGGTCTTCCAAAAAGAATAAAGTATTATCATCCTTGTTCCACCAAAAATTACCTTGACGGAATCCATCACCATAGTCGTCATTAACCGTAGGGTCAGAAGTTGATATGTGTGTTGGTCTATACATTATATATCCCAAATAATATAAGTAATATTGATTGTTACCCTTGTGTCACCTGCTGTTGGATTGGCAGCACCGTCAAAGGTTGCCTGAACCTTTTTATTCACAGGAATATCAACCTCAGAAGTCCACGTTCCCTTCGCCACATCATCAGCAGCACCTTCAATGAAAGCATTCGCCCACTCGACAAAATGATTAGCACTTGTGTCGTACTCTAAAACAAATTTCTGCGCACCACATTCTAAAGCAACCGAATCATAATCAAGGCTGCAAGAAACAGAAACCACTTCTATGTAATATCCAGCACCGGGAGCAGCAATAATCTCAAACGGTGCAACGCCAGCGTTATTCAGATTTGCAGCATTGATATTTACCGCCTCAGTTACAACTAAATTAGAACCTATTGCACCATCCAAAATGTCAAGCGCATCCATAACGTCAGTAGAAGCATCAAGATAATTGCTTCCCACAGGTGGCACATAAGCACCAGCAGCACTAAGTCCAACGGAAGCCTCTATCACATTATCCTGTGCCACCCTTTCTGCCTTTTCAAGTTCATTTAAAACTGTTACCGTAATCTTTTTCGTTACATTCTGGTCTGCCTCTTGAATCTCACACAAATCAGCACCTTCGACATCTCCCGAAGGGAGTAACGTTAATTCGTTTATTAATTTATCAGCCATATCAATCGTTTTTTATTATTCTTAATTCACCATCCTGCCATTCACGGAAGCAGCCCCGTGCCTTGCTCCAAATCCTATATTCTGTTGCATCAAATCCACTTTGCACTATTTGGAATAATTCCGAATACCAGTCGTTCGTCCCATCATTGAACCTTGCGTAATAAACACACTCATCAATTACGCAATCATCGCCATCCAAAATGTCATTGTTGCCGAAAAATGTTATATAATCGTATTCGCCTATCGTCCTAATATCCCAATCCGCAGCGTTTACATAAGTAGTTATATTTGTTTCAACCTCGGTCATTACATTTGTAATGTATAAATTCGTTGTCGTGGACGGGTCAGAAGCCCTCTTAATCTGAAAAGGCAACAAACGACAGCCGTAACTTATCAGGTACTCGAAATGTGTAATATCGTCTGCGTCATAACGCCCACATCCTTTGTAACGGCTTTGCTTTTCTATGTCGTCATAGAAACGAAAAGGAAGAATAAGACCAGAATTTATATCCATAAATGCAAAAATATATTAATTACTACGCCAATACAATAACAATAAATAATTATTGATAAGATAAGGAAAGCGTAAGCTGTTTGTCTTTTAATGTTAAACTTGCGGTTTCAATTCTCCCCTCACCGTATTCTGTTTTTACTAATTTGTACGGGTCAAGTTCATCACAATAATTAGTAATAATTTCATCCTGTATAAAATTACCTTCCACTGAATCAAATACAGTGCTTTTATTATTCATAAATCCAACATCGAGGGGTCTGCCATATTTCCAGTAATTCTCTTGTACGCCAGACGCAGAAAGCGGTTCATTCAAAATAACCATGCCTGTAATTTCCCCAATATCTGATATAATATAAAACCCATTATCAGTAAGTTCTACTGCAACAAGCACGAATCCATCCTTCCCAACCGAATCTTGGTGTTCTAAAACATACGCCATATCTGTAAATATATCAAAATCGTAATCAATAATATTGTCATCGCCCCAATTAGCAAGAGAAGACGCATACACCATTGGGACACCCCAAAAATCATCTATACCAACATTGTTTACAATAAAACTCTCAATTCTCGGAAGTGATTTATTTTTATACGAAAATTTCTTTATTATTTTATCCGACTTTGGAATTTCTATATCGTATGTTTGATCGCCATACGATAACCCATTATTAAAATATTTTAAATGCTCTATTTGAAATTCGCCATCGGAATTGATGTACCAATAACAGTTTAATAACTTTATCCACTTTTCAATATCATTAAAAGAATAAAGCGCTTTTGTTGCGGGGTTGCTTGTATCCGTTAGGTCTGTTATCTGAAATATATGAAGAAATCGAAGCTCGTTCAATTCCCCTGTTATTGGATTTGTTAAATTGTTAAAGAATGAGCTTTTAAAGCTAAAATCTGGTGATATACCATACTCATCTAACATAAACCAAACAACATCCCTAAATTGTCTTGCCCTGTTCGTGCTACTGGTTAAATCCTCTGCGCTTGTTATGAGAAAATAATCCCTGTTTCTATATGAATCACAAGTAAATATTGCACCAAGACTATCCATCCAATAATACGAAAACGGGTTATACGCCGTAGCAGAATACGAAACATCAGTAATTCCCCTATAATTTCTTACGTATTTATGTTCTGGATTACCGCTATCAGGGGGATAAACACCCAAGTCCGTCCACCCGCCGGGATTATTTACCTGAATAACATAATCCCTTCTATATTCATACGTATAATTGAAAATATAACTATCATCCCATTGACTTGGGTCTTCCGGGTCAAACCCACCACTCACACCATAAAAAACAACACCCTTCTCAACCAATACGTAATTATCATCTATGAAAGCCTCTGCGATTGTGGGACTTCTAAATCCATTATTTTCACCATGACATCCGTCAGTTTCAATAGTTTCAGTGCCACTTGTTGTGTACGTATCGTATTTATATTCGTTTTCATAATAGTGTAAAGAGAAAAATGCAGCCTGAACATCAAGTAGATTCTTCTCCTTCTCCATGTTCTCAAGCAAGATGGTGTATTCATCCCACACAATCAAATCAGAAAACCTTACAGAACAATTATCAAGATTCCATTTACCGACAATAATACTAAAAAACCCACGCCATACTTCTATCCAAACACCGTTTTGTTTCTCTTTTATTATTAGTATTCTGTACTTCCCACTATCAGAACCAAGTCTTATTTCATTAACCCAATCATAATCATCTGCAATAAGAGAAAAATCACCATCAAGTTTTTTTCTAAAGAAAGCCCTGCCGTCATCCTTTCCCCATTTAAAAGAAAGATTATTCCATACAGGGGTAATCATTCTTTCAAAAACATAATCATCAGAATCATACCTAACGGTATCAGTATATGAATCCGTTCGTGGCGTGTTCGGATTCCTATGTATCTCGAATTTATACATTCGTTATTCTTGTTTTAATACCATTTTTAACTATCTGCTTACCGTTATGAACAGAAACAGTTTGTTTATTTGAATCCGATTCAAGTAAGTCATAAATCTTATTCCAAATTGCAGTATCAATAATTGTCTTATCCCCTCTTTCAAAAGACGCTGAGTTTAATACGTTTTGATTTATTATTGGAAGATTGTCTTCATTTATCGCCCTTACAAGTTCAGGATGTTTGACATACATACTCTTTTTAACTACAAACTCGCCACGTTCGGCCTCGATTATAGTTCCCCCCTGTGAGTGTGACTTACCGTCCACCTCTCCACCACTACCGTAAGACGTCATACCCTCTGCTTTCTTTTTAGATGCAGAAAACAACCCAAGAAATGCAGCAACAGCGGCAGCAGCCAAAGCAAATCCGACCCACGGAACAGGTGCATATATTTTCATTAAACTCGCAACCGCAGACGCAAGGTTAATAGCCTGTGAAGCAGCTTCTAATGCACGTTGTTTCTTTAATGCAGCCTCACGGTCTTTCATTGCAACAAGACGCATTTGTTGCAATTCCTCATATTCCTTTTTCTTTAGTGTTACATTGTTAGCATAACCTTCCATATAAAGGTCGTTCTCTATCTCTAATTCCCTTTGAACTTCCGCTATACGAGTATTCAAATCACTAACAATTCTTTCTGTTGTGTCCACCTGTGCATCAACAATGGTTTCGAGTGAACGAATAACTTCAGAGGCAAGGCGTTTGTAAGCGTTAATTTCCTTGTTTATATTTCTTTCCACATCATTGGCGGTTGACGGGTCTGCGAGCATCGCATTTAGTTTTGCCAATTCCTCCCTTGCAATTTGTAATTCTATCGCAGCAGCACCGGAACGCTCAAGAAATGTTATAAGTTTTTCTTGTTGCCTTATATCAAACTCAATCTGCTTTCTCCTTAACTCCTCTTTTGTAGCACCAGCATTCTTTAATAATTGTATTTCTGTGTCGTGTCTTAATTTTTCAAGCTGTACTAATTTGTCAAATTTCGCCTTTAATCCATTTAAATACTTATCATCATATTTGGTTATCAGTTCTAATTTCTCACGTTGATGTTTTTCCTCAAGTTCAAGCAATAAATCATTAACAACCTTTGCTTGTTTTGTAGTTAGATTCCCGCTTTCAAGGTCTAACTTATAATTCAACCTTGCGTATTTTATGTTTATCCTTAAAATCTCAAGTTCTCTTTCAAGTTCAGACTGTATTGCATTTTCATTCCTTTCCAATTCAAGTTTTTGCTGTAATGAATATAGCTTCCTTTTGTTTTTAATCATGTTTTCGTGAACCTCCATCAACAATCCAAGATATGTTGCCAAATGTCCAGACCTGATTGCAAGTTCTTTCTCACCCCACTTCTCATATTCCTCATAAGAATTAACAAGAAACGCCATCCGAACTTCATCATTCCTTAAATAAGCCTCAGTAGCTAACTTTGAAATCTCATCCTGCACACGCTTGTATTCTGCCTTAAACTCATCAAACGCCTTTTGTTTGTCTTGTCCTTCTAACGCTTCATAAATATCAGTAACCCTTTTTTTGTAGCCCTCAAGAAAATTAAATATCTCAGCCTCACCCTTATACTCCATAAGAAGTTTTTGTTCTTCTTTCAATTTTACAACATTTGCAGTTGCTTCTCCTATGTCGGCAGTTAATTTTAACCACGCTATTGCACCGACTGGTGTAAATTTTGTGTATTTCAACAGCAGAAAATCATACTGACCGTTTAAATCGTTAAGTCTTCCTTCGGCTTTCGCTATTGCGTCAGCCATAAGATCAATTCGGTATGTTATCCTATTAACATTGAACTCATCACCAGTAACCCGAAGCGATGCCTTAAATTTCTCAAATGCCTCCGATGCTTCGATTGCACCCATAGCCGCTGGATTTATTGCCATCGCTATCCCTTTTAACGTATTTGCTAAACCCTCAAACACTGTTTGCATATACCCACCGCCCTCCTGTATTGAAACAACAAGGGCTTTCCACGAAGCATTGGTACGCTCAATCTGATATGCCAATGTTTCCATTTGTATATTAGCCATCTCATCAATAGAACCACTCGCATCATTAAGAACCTTTTTATATTCCCGTATAGCATCTATGTTGTTCCATATAACAGTAAACAAAGTCCTTGCCCTGATTGGTATTGTTGCTAAAATATTATCAAACGCTATACCTTCATTCTTCGCATCTTCTAACGCATTATAAAATTCATCAAACGTCCTTATTCCAGCACCAAGCATTTGGGACATATCTGACGTTGCATCCATTAACTGTATAAACATTTGCCTCATACCTGTTCCGGCAAGTGACCCACTTATTCCGCTATCAGCTAATTTTCCAAGAGTTGCAGTAACCTCCTCTAATGACCAATTCATCTGCCTTGCAAGTGGTAATATATATTTAGCACTCTCTCTGAATTTATTAATATCCAAAGCAGATGATGTAAATGACTTACCCAAAACATCTACAAGCCTTGTTGTTTCAGATGCCTCAAGACCCAACGCCCTCAATGATGATGCTATAAGCAAAGCAGAACTACCAAGTTCTTCGCCAGTAGCGGTAGCCAATTTTACAACACCACTCAATGCACTATTTATCTCGTTTATAGTAAATCCGAATTTACCCAACTGAACCTGAACAGATGCTATCTCTGCCGGATCGAATATACTTTCAAATGATAACGCCTTTGCCGTATTTGACAACTTTTCTAATTCCTTACCAGTAGCACCAGTAATAGCGGCAACCTTCGCCATAGCAAGCTCAAAGTCCTTAACTGCATTTATTGTATTTCTTATGCCCTGAATAATTGCATAAGCACCAAAAACGGTAAGCATAACAGAACGTAACCTTAAAAAAAGCTGACGACCAAGTGAAACCTGTTTATTAACCTTACTCATAGCAGCAGCACCAGTTGTACCCATCTTCGCCAATTCAGTCTTCGTCTGACGTATCGCTATTTTTGTTTCTTTTAACTCTTTTTTGAACAAATTTACCTTTTTGCGGTCTGTTGCTGCATCCATCTTCTTTTTAAAGTCAACAGCATCTCGTTCCAGCCCTTTCAGTGTTTGACGGAGATTATCAGCCTCAGTACGAACTTTCTTTGTTTTCGTAGCAGCACTCGTCATTGATCTCGTAGTCCTTTGACCCATCTTATCAATAGATGCATTAAGACGATCAACAGACGAAACAAGGTCTTTAATCGCAGTCTGCATCTGCGCTATCTCAAGATTTATCTTTAAAGTCCTTTCACTCATTTTGCTTTATCTTCTTTTTGTTGCGCAGCATTTGTTATTAAAAGTTTAAAAAAATCATCTACCCGTAATGCTTTCAATTCCGTGTATGTTATCGGGCTGCTCTTAGCCGCCCTCAACAATAGCCCATTCCACAAATTATCAATGTCTATGACGACTTTTTTGTAGTATTGTTCACTGCTTTCTCCGCCTTTTGAGAAATATCTTGGATAGTCTCGTTGTAAGCGGGAATAAAGCCTTCTACGAAATTGAAAGCCAACTGAAAAAAATCCTCTATGGCATAACCCTCCTTTTTCCAGTTGTCAATTTTTTCTTGTGTTACGCCCTCGTCAAAAACAGTTTTGTCCTCGTCCTTAGTGTTAATGAACAACGCACACAACTGCAATATTGGATGATCTCGCTTATCCAAATGTTCAGCTATTCCATTGAGCAGGTTATGAATAATCACAGCAGCATCAGCCACCTTGCTTTTATTCATATTGCCATAGGCCGTCTTTAGCTTGTCGTAGATGTTCTTAAAATCCTTGCCAAACCCTACATGAGCCTGTAAGCGTTCAAACTCAATGAACCGCTCAATAGACATCGTTTCTGCCTTGAAAGAATATGTGACACCGTTAGCCACAAACTCCTTTTTCTCGAAGTCAATTCTTTTTGTTTCTAATTGTTTTGTTTCCATACGTTAATTATTTCAACTATAAAAATTGTTAAACTTATAAATAATATTATCTCAATGTTAAACCCATATTTCCATAAGTACCACCATAAAGCCATCTGCCCCGCTATGCAATATTCACACCCGCCCAAAGGCTCACTCAACCATTCTGGAAAGCGAAGAATCAGCTTACCCCACCATCCAAATATCATTCCTTCCTTCGTTAGTATCATCACAAATACCCACCCTGCTATCGCTAATAAAATACTGTCCCAAATCATAAGTATCTGCTAAATGCTTTTTCAACCATTGCAAACATTTCATCCTCGACCTTTTTCCATTCATCGTCAGTAATATCTAAAATATTTTGACTTTCCTTGTCGCTATGTACATCCACAAGATGACTACCGTTACTTGCCATCCCACCATCAGAAGAAAGCGTATAAGTAATCTTCGTTCCCGTTGATTCCTCATTTGTCACCTTATAAGATTTCCACATCTCACCACTAAAGAAAAAGTCTTTCAACCCCAACTGCCTTCCCGCTGCCTGTCTTTTTCTCGCCCAGCTTTTACTATAAGGCGTAGAATATTTCTTCTTAGCACCCGAACCTGACGACAATGTACGACTGACGACCGTTGCCGGTATCTTATCCATAATCGGTCTTAATAACGGCATTAATACCTCGCCAAAATTAGCTATCTTTAGCAAGTTACTCCTCTGTGTTTGTCCGTGTTGTGTGTACATTAGTTATGTTCTATTACCCAATTTCTGTTTGCTTCCATAGCAGCTATGTAAGCCAAAGTAACACCATCTGTTATTACTGCGTTAGTACCACCCCTAATATCCAAGAATCCATTATTAACATCAGTATTATATAAGTGCAATATTAACGCAATAAGATATGCTTCTATACTTATATCATTCCCGCTTAAATTAATATGCTCCAATCGAATATTGTCATCATTAGGGATTGTAATATTTATAATAGCCTGGCGCGTAGCAACAATCTTTCTTATATATTCCCTGCCATAATCTATTTTAAAAAACGAATTTGCAACAACAGCATTATGAAATACGTATGTCTGCGTTTCACCGGAAAATTCATACAACGCCTTTGCTAATATACTGACGTCACCTGTACCGTAAACCTCCATCTGATATTCCCTACCAGAAACACCAGCAATACTTATAGACTTATTTTCGGCACTTTTCATTGTAATTAATATCGGGTCAACAGGCAACGCACTAAGTCCTTCCTCATAACAATTTCTTACAACCCGGTAACTAATATCAAAGTTCAAAACAAAATAATCATACGGGTATTTATAAAACTGACTTTCGGGTTCGTGATACGTATAAGGTGAAAATATCTCACCCTTGTTACCGTCCTCACCAGTACAATTACAGGTTACCACCGTAAGACAATCAAAGCTGCCAATTTTAAACGGTATCGCCTGTTTAATTTCTGCAATCAAAAACGCAGGGTCATACATATCGGGGTCAACCTTTTGGTAATTAAACCAACAGACCAACTTCAACCCAGCCTCGTAAATATCATAGGCGTTGTGATCTTCTACCACAACAGGTGCAGACCCAAGTTCCCAATACATAATAGACTTCTTGTCTGAATCGGGTATTAGCTTACGCATATACTGATTATCGCCTAAGACTTTATCCTGGTTTACCTCACAAGGATACGTCCTCAGTGTGTCCTTCTTCCCCCTCGCATCACTCATCACACGCACCAAGCCACCTGTCCTGTCAGCAAAAGATAATCCGTCTAAATATGTTGTCGTTAATTTTCTCGCTATTTTATATAACATTTAACTCCACATTGTATTAGACCCCATAAGTATTTCACGACCACATTCAAAGCAGTCGGTCTTCTGAACGTCTATATTTTTAACAATAAATTCTATCATTTCGTTGTATTCACCCATCCACCTTTCGTCCATGTCGCCAAGAGTTTCTCCGTCAATCATTGTTTCAAAATTCAGGTTTTCACTCAGGGCAATATCACGCACAAGATTAGAAGCAGCCTTTAATCTGACAGCTTTCGCCATAGCCATATCTAAGGTGTCACCGATATAGTCCATTTCATCATAACACCATATTTCCTCTACCTTGCACCGCATCTTTAATCCCAACGATAAACCAAAACACCTACTGTCAGAAGCCGGATTCAGGTCGCTGAAATCTGCCACCCCCGTCAGGGTAACACCGGAAGCCTTCAAATAATTGGTAAAGCCAAATTGCTTATTGCTTTGGGTTGTCGCTGGCGGACATAGCGAACCACAGGCATCGAGAATTTTGTTGTCATAAGGCGTATTCGCTGCGTAAAGAAAAATAAAATAATACTCTAAATTCTCAACATAGTCAGAGTGCATGGGTAAGGTAAGAGTGTCAATCGTATTTTCTTTCACCGCATCAGCAACGGTATTAACAGTATATGTTCCGTGCAAAGTATTCAGGTTGTCGTAAACCAATACGTCAATAGTGCCTGTCGTATCAAACATCGTAGCTATGTCACTCACCAATATCTCACCCCCCACAATATCGTCACACTTCAAAACCAAGCCGTAGTATTTTCCTACTGTCAAAGACAAAGTGTCGTCACGCTTGACCTTCCCAATCCTGCCCTTAAATGGTCTGCGTTTTAGCTTGTTGTATTCGGTAAGAATTGTGGTGGCATCAATACGGAAGTCAATAATAGCGTTATCACGGGCTTTTTCCATAAACGTAAATACGTTTTCTCCGACCTTACAGTTTAAGATTGTCTCAAACTTAGACAAAGGAATTATCTCGTCAAGGAAAAGCCCGCTATCTGAGGTGGTATAATCTGCGGACAAGCCCGTATAGTCGCTACAAGGTGTTCTGGTTAATCCTATAATATCCGCAAAACACGAAACCGAATCACTCATAATATGTATTTTTCAGCAAATATATATCACTAATCCTAAAATAAGTATAACCATAAATAAAAAGCCCCACTTTCGCAGGGCTTACATGAAACAAAACAGCACTTACGATGCTGCACCGTAAATACCAATTAATCTGAAGTCCCGCAAACGAAGCTCAGAACACCAGTATTGTTGTCATCACAACCAGTTGGATTCCTGAACAGGTCAGCATTTAGCTTAATCTTGAAGTTATGTTGGATTCTGTCGTCAGTTGTACATTCAGTTGTGTAATAAACATCATAACTAAATGGCAAGTAATCAGACTTCATCTGCCAACGTGTGAAAACGTCAGTCCTGTCAGGGTTGATCGGATTCAATGCCCTTGAAGCCATCGCCAATGAACCCATTGAAAGCATATATGTTTTCAGGGTCGGATCATTAACACTGTCAATATTGAACAGGTCGAAAAATATATTCATTCCACCGTACATAAGAGCATCTCCTTTGCCGTCTGCGTTGGCGGCATTAGCTTTGGCAACCCATGTTTGTTCATATAGGTTGTTGCCACTAACAATCTTTGGTGTAGTGAACTGATTTAGTATAGCCACCCTTGAAAAGTAGGCAGCAAGTGAAGCGTTCCAGTAGGAAGCAGAAATATAGGTGTCAGCACCTACAACAGTGCCTTTACCAGCGGTAACGACATTCCAGCCTCTGAAGGCTTCAATTTGAGATACACAATATTGTGCAAAATTCTCTGTGATATTCTTGTCGGCAGTCAAGAATTGTTTTGCAATAGCACTCTTGATGTCGAACTCGTTATCATCAAAGTCAGCTTCGTCCTCTGAGAAGTTTACGACCTTTTCATAAGTAAGGGCATATTCTTTCAGATTCGTAGAGCTTTTAGAACCACCAATGACACAGGTAACATTGTCTTCTACGGTCTGACCGCAGACGTTTTGCCAGATAACCTCAACATCGACTACTTTACTTTTAGCCTTTGAGTTATAAACAGTGGCGGTCTGAACCGCCTGAACAGCCTTGATTACATCGTAATTGGCTACATACTGTTGTTTAACTCTATCGTCAAATTTGATCTGGGCTGCACGTACTCTAATGTCATTAAGAATGGTTTCATCGAAATAACCAGCAGTTGTACTCATTAAATAAAAAATTGAAATTAATAGATTCCATCTGCTTTAGAGTGCAGCCATCTCCATCGGATCATTCTTCCGCGTAGGTATATTTTGAGCCTATCTCGACAAGTTTCTCCATGTCACCTTCGGCATCATTTACCATTTTATTGTAGTCTTTTTTCGGTAAAATACTTTTTGTCGGGTCACCGCCGCCATCTGACTTATTTCCCGGTGCTTTTTTCGGATCTTGAACTTTAAAGTCGAACAAGCTTTCGGCCTCGCTTTTTACAAAGGCATCAAAAACTATCGGGTTGCCGTGTCCGTCCTCAAGCCGTGAATCACCATCTTTTATTACAATATTTCCGTCCACAAATTCATAATCGAAACCCTCGAACCTTGACAAGAACATTTCTGTTTGCTTTTTAGACCTTGCCGTGTCTTCAGATAGCACCGGATTAAGTTTTAAAAATGCCAGTTCAGCCCTATCTTTTACAAGTGAAACACTCTTGCCCTTCTCGACACCATTCTTAAAGGTATCAAACTCACCCTTTAATTCCTCAATCTGCACCTTAAAATTATCGTTCATTTCCTTTTCTAACTTCAAAAACTCAGGGTTTGTTTTGATCTTTTCAAGTGTAATCTTGTTCCCGCTGTTCATTGATTCGCCAAATTCAGCGATAAGGTCTAATCCCCTCTTATCAGAATCCATACCAAACTTGTCCCTGACATCTTTCTCAAATTTTTCAAGGACTTCTTTCTTTGCCTTATTGTACCCTTCGTCAAATTTCTTTGTCGGATCACCTTTGGATTCTGCCCGTATCCGCTTGACTTTTTCTGCATCCATATCTATCAGGACGGTAGAGGCATCATCTTTCAACGCAAGAACTTCGTCCTCGCCTTTGTCGTAAAGTAATTCCGTTAATTCTGTGTCTGTTTTGTTAAAGTATTTTGCAAATACATTTAAAATTAATTGCTGTTCGTTCATATTTCTTCATATTTTTGTTTAAGTTTTTTCAAACCTGTATTCGGATGAAAATAGATGTCAGCTTCACGTAATGCCTCTCTATAATATTCCTTTTGTTTTTCAAGGATTTCAGTACCTATCTCATCCAGCTTATCGTAATCTGTCTCAGCATCATTTTTTTCTTTACCAAATTCAGTAACAGAAATTTCCTCAATCTCTATCTTTGCCTGAGTAATCTCGTCAGTGTCGTCAATGATTTGATAGTGCCTGTTGTCGCCACGTTTACGCATAATATCCCATTGCTTACGGGTTATGTCATGTAGGTCACCAGTGTTCTTACTTTTTACTTTCATCGTATTTTATTTTAAGTTTTGCACGTCCGGTTTTTGGATGAAATTTTATACCCTTTGCTGTCAACTCTGCTCTCATCTCTTCGTCTGTCGGGTACAGGTCTTCGTCTGTTGCAACTTCAACAATATCTATTTTTTGTGATTCCACTGTTGCTGCTTCTGACTTTACTCCTACTTTTACCCATCCGTGTTTTTCTGGATTCCCTAAATCCCAAGCCCGTTGAGAAAAATTTCCCTCAAGGTTGCCTTTCATTGCTTTAATCATAATTTAAGTATTTAAGTTCGCAAATATAGTAAATAAATTGTTATTTGTCAAGTTTTCGGAAAACTTTAAATTCTTTGTGCATAATATACCACTTCAGTATTGCATGATCCATAGGGTAATTATCTTCACATAAATTGTAATCTTCCATAAACAGTTCTACGCACCTTTTCAGCGTTACCGTAGGCATCCCACGTTTCATGCCAATTACAAATGAAAACATCAAAAGGTCTAATGCTTCATACATTATCAGCTTTGGAACATCAATGTAATACTTTTTTTTCTTTGGCATCCCACATTCTTTTTACTTCATTAATATATTTCTTTCTCTGCTTTGATGTCAGCCTTGCTCGTTCTTTGTTGGTTAAAGAGTTTAATGTTTTGCTTCCAAAATCCAAATGCTTTACAAAAGCAGAACACACTAAAGCGTGTTTAATTCCACCGATTTTCAATTGTTCGGCATAGATGTTATCTGAATACCAAAAATCAACTGCGGTGTTAAACCCACCAAGTTTCTTAAACATTTTCCTTTCCACCCCTATACACCAGCCGGGAATATTCACCCCAACCTGATAGCCAACCTGTATAAAGTTCCCGTCCTTGAAATGTTGCGGGTGACTTACAGGACAGTAGGGACTAAGTGATTTATAACCCATCCTAAAAACCTTGTAACATTCATCAGCCCACCCGTCCGTAAACTCGAGATCATTGTTACAGAAAAACACATAATCACTCGTTGAAAGTGAAAACCCCTTATTCATGGATTCATTGTAATTAAAGTCACCATGCTGGTAGAAATATGTTGTCGTATTTTTGAATTTTACATCTATATCAAAACTTTCAAGAACAATTATATTAATCTTAATATCGTTCTTTGCTTTCTTTATCGACTTTATGCAATCAACTGTTATCTGCTTATACTTCGTTGTTTTTGAGTATGCTAATAAAATTACATCAAATATCATTTGCGTTTACGTTTTTTAAATGAACCTTCATAATAATATCCATCAAGGTACTGTAAGAATAATGCTCTGTCATATTTCCCAAAAACACCAACGGTGGGATTTTTGCCAGCATTAAATCCAGCAATAAACGCATCCTCTAATTCCCTTTCATTACGATTTAATAATATTTTACTCATTGTGTTTCCGATATTGAATTACTAAAATTATAATAATAAAGCACCTTATTTATAAATGCTTGGCTACCTATTAATGGTCTAAGCCGTTTAGCATAGTCGGCATCTTCTGAAAAGTTAATCTTCGGGAAGCCCGTTTTTACCGCCAACTCTCTTTTCACGCACATAATATGATTGACCCGTCTTTCGTATCTGTCTTTAAAATCCCTGTCTTTCGTAAATCTTGCGTCATAAAACACATCTTTGTACGGACTACCATTTACACTACAAGCCACCTTGAAGTTCACCGCATCCTTCCCTGTCGCTATTCCTTTTAAGATTAACACTACGTAGTCGTCAGTAATTTCATCATCGTCGTCTACAAAGGTAACATATTCCCCTTGTGCTAAATTTAGCAAGTCGTTCCGCTTCTGCCCGACACTGCGTTGTTTATTATCGCCAAGCCAAAGAACCTCTACGTCTTTTGTCGCCTGCGGAAGTAATTTATCAAGCAACTTCGGTAGAAATGTTTTTGCCCTTGACGGTACTGTACAAATTAAAATTGATAATTTCATACTTATAATTTATTATCCAAATTCTTTATCTGCTCGTCACCAGTAGGCTCCTCTATCTGTGAAATGTGGTACTCTATTAAGAAGTCCATAAGCCTGCCATCATAAACGGGAAACGGATTATTCTTATCTGAATAACAAAACTCACAGTCCTTATCTTTCATGAATTTAATCACATTTTCTTTTATCCGTTCTTTTTTCATTTATTATCCTTTCGTTTTGCTGTGTAATTAAATACTTATTTTACTCTGCTTATATTTTTCCTGTTACAGCGAGGACACCGTGCATTACATGAACATCCCGGAGATGTAAACTTTAACAGATTACCATTTTCGTCTTTACAGGTCTTACACTGATAAACTTTCATTGAACTCGTCTATTGAAATCAAGTTTAAATATGCTTTCCTGTTTTTAACAAACTCATCAAATGAAATATTGTCATCATCAAGAGGTGTCTGTGTACCGTCCATTATCACACCACAGCCCTGATCTGTGTCCACAACAAACATTTTCAAGCCTTTTACTGTGCGGAATTTCAGCCACGCCCTCCAAACAGTGCCATTCCAATCTCCGACATGAGGCATAGGGTATTCCTGGTTTTTTTCTTCCTGTGGATTACAGTCGTGAACCACGATAGCACCATCGGGTGATATGCAACACATGGCATTTGAAATATCCTTTACGACCTGATTCTTTTCATGTAAGCCGTCAACAAAAACAATTTCAAAAATATCTGTATTTTGAGCAAAGAACTCATCCGACGTCATTTCATAGAACTCATTGGAGTTTTCATCTTTATGTTCTGTCGGGTCAGGGTCAACACCAACCTTAAACTCGCATACTACGTTTTGTAAGCACACATTATTCTGCGTCCCCAACTCCAGATATTGCTTGTAGCCATATCTTTGTATTAGCTTATTTATTACTTCATAACGCCGCATACCATTCTACTGTTTTATCTAATCCATCCGCAAAGTTAGTAAATTCCATTGAGAAATCTTCTTTTATTAATGAGTTGTCTATGTTAAAGTTCCTGACATCACCAAACATCTCGTCACCGTAGACAAGTCCGCTGTCGTAAGTCCTTTCGTGAACCATCTTTGCAAGCTCATTTATGCTTACCTTTATCCCTGAAGCACAGTTGTAAATCCTGTTATCCATCTTTTCGCAAGCAACAATGTTGGCATGAACAACATCACCGACATAAGTAAATGAACGTACCTGCTCACCGTCACCATGAATAAGTATAGGCTCCCCGCTAACAACTTTGCGTAAGAATATAGGTATTACGCCACCGTGATCGGAGTTGTCTTGTTTTTCACCATAAACATGGAAGTACCTCAATATTGTGTACTCAATTCCATGTAAGTCGCCAAAGGCAGCCACGTACTTTTCCCCTGCCATCTTGCTTACCCCATAATAACTGACAGGATTAAGCGGTGTAAATTCCGTTATCATCCCACCAACCTCTCCATATACAGACCCGGTAGAAGCGTGTACAATCTTATTCACCCCATTGTCAACCATAGACAGTAAGACGTTCAATGTGCCTCCTGCATTGATTTCACAGTCTTCAACAGGACTTCTCTCACAGACGGTCTTTTTGGCTGCCATCTGGTTAAAAACAACGTCAACGCCTTTCATGGAGAAATCTAATACCTTACGATCCCTTACGTCACCATGAACGAACTTAAACTTTTTATTTTTTCTCAGGTGTGAAATATTTATCGTCTTCCCTGTCGAAAGATTATCATAACAGATAACCTTATCACCTCTTTCTAAAAGTGCTTCGCATAGGTGTGAACCAATGAACCCTGCACCACCTGTTACCAATGCTTTCATAGCTTTTTAAATTTATAATTCAAAACATTCTTAATAGAATCTGACATTTCTTTCGTGTTTAACATCAATGCCCCGCCAAGGGTTATAAACATATCCCAACATTCATTATCTGTAATTGTTGGCAATATACTATTAACCTCTTTTTTGAATTTACCATATTGATCACTTGCTTTCATAATACCACTATTTTTGGATATACTTTTTCTTTATCAGTCATGCCATACAATAATATATGTACCCGGTCACCAATTTTGAAATGATTGGCAGCAGCACCGTTCAGGCAAACCTCTCCGCCCTCACCCGAAATAACATACGTTTCCCAATGATTTCCCGTATCTATACAATTAACGTGAACCATATCGTACTCTTTAAAGTCAACTAATGCCATCAAATCTCGTCCTAACGTAATACTGCCGTCATAATCAAGGTTCGCACCTGTTACAGTTGTTGTTAATTTAGCAATTAATTTTTGTACATACATTTTAGCATCTCCTTAAATTTTTCAGCAATTAATAATAATTCATCTTTTGGTCTGCCATATAATATATTATATGAAGCAGTTTCGTTTACATCAATAATATATAATTTCCCATCGTCATCACGCATAATGTCAATATCAGCAAAGTCAATCCCAAATAATCCACAAAATGTAAGTATATCTTGGCTTTCTAATGACGTAAACGGACTTACCACCTCGCAACCATCATAATAACCAACTATGCCTTTAGGGAAATGTAGTAATCTTGGTACTGTGCGTTCCCAGCAAATCACAATCTCACCACCAATAATCGTACACCTGTATTCTTTTGTTGGCGTACCACCAAGAACCCTTTGGTAAATAAAACCCTCCTCATTGTCTGGCTTATCTAATATTCCAGATAATTCCTTATTGGCATGATGAATTGACTTTTTCACACACCGCCCACTTTTGACAATAGAAGAATATTTAAAAACAATCTCAAACGCCTTGTCTATTGATTTTTTGTCGGTAGAACAAATTGTGTTGTTTATTACTGGTATATCTGACTTAAAATCCACCACATTCCCATAACTATTTTTAAAATCGAAATATATCACATAATCATACTCGTCATTTATATCATTCGTCTGCTTAATGCCAAGAACATTTAATATGGCATCAAGTTTATGATAAAACGCCCTGTCTGGATATACGAGTATTGTTTTCATGCTTTGTCGTTTGTTCCATGTTTATAAACAGAAAATATATCACCTTGTAATAAATCCCAATATGGCGTTGCGAAATTATGAACCGTTAAACTTTCCGCGGGTGCTTTTATTGTTCGACCCAAAGAAATCTCAACCCTTATATTGTCCAGCTTCCACCTAACGTAATCAAAACTGAGTTGGTCACGGTAGCTACCGGTCATCACTTGATGCCACCATTCACGCTCAAAATCTTCCATAGTTACATTATTATGCCTGCCAATAATCCCACAAGCATTTAGTCCGTAATTTTCAGGGAAACCCTCTGCACGATACCTCGCCATCTGCGGGATAAAATTTAACGAATTGTCAATGCCCTCTTTTTCTATTATTTTTGCCTCCTCGTAAATACAAGTCCTACAAGGGTGCTTCATCATATTGAAATCTTTTCCGTAGTCGATATCTAATTTATTCAAGTCACCGTCAACGTGAATCTGCCCGCCAATCATAAGCGAATAATCGTATTCTTTGGGAACAAATAAATGCGAGTTAATGTAAACGTATCGTGCCGCTAAATAATCCGGCAACGGAGTTGTGACCACCCTAATATCCCAAACATTACTTTTAATGTCAGTTCTGTTGGTAAACATCAAATAGTCCCACCCTTCACTTTTGAACGGCTCATGCGGCTTATCGTGGTCACCAAAATGTATTGTATAAAGACACTTTTTCATTTACCTGTTTTTTCGTAATATTCCAAATCATCAACATCACAAATAGAACGAGTGGGGCATCCACCATAAGTCAGAAACAACACCCCTTCTTTAAATCTCACAGATCGTGAACCCTTTTCAAACATCTGTTCTCCTGCGTATGCCGGATTTGTCCATGCTTTCTTCCACCCCAAATCCAAAAGCTCTTGTGTGGTAAACGCATGAAATAATTTACCTAATTGCACCATATATTCTTCGTCTATTGCATCTTTCTTTTGAGCAATTTCCTGCTTTAGCACAATTATCTTTTCCCTGTTTTTCATAACGTTTTTAAGTGTTTATAAAGTTCATGCCAACCGTCTATCTTTACCTTGCATAATTCAATCCTGGATTCAATCAGATTCTTTCGTGCATCACCGTGAGCAATCTTGTATTTGTCACCGCCTATATGCTCTACGTGGCAGTCCATAACCAAAAGATTCAACAATGAAGCAGCATCTTTTTTTCCCTGACCTACAAAGTGCATAAACTCCTTGAACGTAAAATTTCGCCCAAGAGTTAGCTTTCGTATGTCGTATGCTATGTCTTTAAGTGCCATCAATAGTCTAATAATCCCGGAACATGGCACACGCCAAATCCTGCCGTGTTCAGGCGTTTATAATTATCACTTATTACCTTCAACGTATTTATAAAATTCCAATCATGTAAATATGTTGTTTTCTCACACCACCACGCATTCATATCTACCTTATGACAAATATTTGATGTTCCGCATTGACCCTGCGTATGTATCGAACAAACATGGCGGTCAAACTGCTCTGTCTTTTTATTCCAACTCATATCATCGAACCAATACCAATCACAGTCGGTCATCTCTATTTGTAATGATTCCAAATAACCATCAAGGTACAAATCATCAACGTCCAAATAAATAGCATATTCGCCTTTTGCCTTCTGAAGCCCTGCGTTTCTCGCCCTACCTGAAGAGCCAGCGTTACGCTTTGAGCCTCGCACCTTTTTATATTTAATCTTAAAAAGATTAATGTTCTTATTCCCGTAAAAGTTGTTCCTGATTATCTCTATGGTTTTATCACAGCCATCAGCTACAATTATCAACTCAAAATCCTTTTGGGTTAAAACAGAATTAACAGCCCTGACAATCTTTTCGTCACGGTTGCTTGCTGCTCGTTTGTACTCGCCCAAGAATGAGGGCATTATGACTGAGAATTTAGGCATTATATAAGCTCCCTCTTAAATATTGCGTATGGTGGCGAATCAACTGTTTCAATACATTCCCATCCGTCTTTTCCATGTTTATTTAAAAACCGAATCCAATCGTTATGGTCACTGCCATACTTATTCCCCTCATCAAATTTAAAAATTTCATACTCAAATTTCTTCATTTATTTCTTTATCTAAGTTTGCTTTAGCTGTGTGAAAAATCTTACCCGTATATTTGTAGGTTTTAAAATAATATTCACTAACCCAAAAATATTTATTCTTTTTGCGGATTACCATTGACGTTATCCCTGTGCTTTCCGTAAACTCGTCAGCACCCTTTTTAGCTAACTCCAAAGTCCCGTCTTCGACAACCATGTTACTACACCTACCTAAGAGCGCCCGCATTGCCTTAATCTGTTCTAACTGCTGTTTTGTTACTCCCATGATGTCGTATAAACTATTTGTCCCTCACCATGTCCGCTGCTGAAATAATCATCAGAGAAAAATTCGTAAGTCCCATATAAAAATAGAACGTGTGCAATTTTCCCTGTTTCTGCTGTGTACTCGTCAGCCTTTTCTATTGCTTCTTCTTTTTTCATTTTCCATCAATTTAGACATCCATGAAATAATTTTATCAATATATAAACTCTTGACAATCTTATCAAATTCTTCAGGGTGTTTTTTTGCAAAATCAGAAACAACACCCCTAATAATATAGAAACCATATATTGTACATACAAACCACTTTACCCCACCCCATATCTTACAAAATATATTTTTCATTTCATAAGCTCTTTAGCTTGTTCGTCTGTCAGCCATAACAAATAATGCCGGCAGTTAAAACGCCCAAGATCAACCAACGGGTCATAATCTGCCAAGTTTGGATAACCCGGTAATGTTGGGTCATTCTTCCAATCATCAGCTTGGTCACGCCTGAAAACTAATCTGTCACGCTTAATACAAAACTCACGGCTTGTTGAAATAAGCCCACCCTTATACTGAAAATAATTTAAATTGTTTTGCTCTGCGTGTGCATTAGAAAGTATGCGATCAAACTGCATTATTGTGTCGAACAAAAATGCCCGATAATATCTATTCAAAGCCCCTGTACGGTCTTTTAAGCCCAATATATCCCTCATACCCAAACGTATCGTCCCCATACTCCTGTGCGAAGAAATACTACCAAGTAAATAATTCTTTACCTGTTGCCTTACTGGTTCTAAAACAGACACGCTTTGCAGGTAGTTTTCCATCCTTGTCATTAAAGACTGAAAACCTTTGAAGGTTTTTGCGTCCACACCCAAAGAATCAAAATAGTCCACATAGAATTTATCCAACCCTCTCAGGTGTGTCGCTATTCTTTTCAGAAATGGTAATTGCGAATTTTCGTTGAAGGCGATAAAGGCATTGTCGATTTTACCCACAAGTGAAATGTTCTTTGAATTAAATACAGCCTTGCCGTCTACGAAAAGCAACCCAACAACGATAGCCATGATCTCATCGTAAAGATCACGTTCAAGCTGTTCTGCTTCTTGCTCAACCTTATCTACAAACTCATCTATTTGCATTACTGTTTTATTCTTAGTAGTTACAAAAATTGTCACCCCAAACATTTCCTGTCAATATCTCATAAAGTGTAATTAATTGCTGTTCTGTTTTAATATGCCCCAATGTAAATTCGCCTTCCGAGTACTCCTCAATCCAAACTATACCATTAGTAATTCTACAAGTAAATTCTTCTGCAAAACCAAACCATTTACCGTTATATTTTTCTAATTCCATCATTATTATTCGACTTCTTTTATTTCAGGCATCGGTTCTTCTTTACGCTCTTTAATTACGGCATTGACACGCTTTTCGATTACCGTCCACTGTTTTGAGCGTGCAAGCTCGTAAAAGCTAACATTCTTTTTAGTGTAATCAATTTCAATTTCATTAAATATCCACCCGTAGATTTCCCACAACACCCTGCTAAAATTAGTATTAGGAACAGTAGATAAAATCATGGCAATCTGTTCCTGCGTCTTTCCGCTGTAAGGATAGAATGCTTCCTTTGTTTTATAACGCCTGTAACCTATCGGGTCGTCAGTATAAATAATCCTTGCGATGTCATCTTGAATGCCTTGTTTGATAAACGGGTCTGCTTTGGAATCTGCCACCATCTTTAAATCGTTATACAGGTCATTTAAACTTTTCATCTTAAAGTCACGGCTGAATATGTACGAGTAGACAAGTTTTTTGTCCATGTCCGTAATATTTGAGATGGTCATTATCGAAAACCCCCACATATAAGAATATGCCATAGCCATCGGGTACAGGGCATCATATACGTTCTGAAGGTCAATATTTTTGCCTGTTGCTGTTTCGGCTATCTGTTGGCGGGAAAAAATCTCAGAGTTATAAATAGCTTCTTTACACTGTGCCGTCAAGCTCTTAATATACTCGTCCTGGAATTTGATTAAATCAACAGGCGGATATTTGTAAGTAATAATATTATCCAGGCTCACGAGGTCTTCCTTATCTCTTGGCATTGAAAGCTCTATTACTTCCTGTGCAGAGGTAGATGTCTTCTGTAAGCCAGTACCACTACACTCACCACACAGGCTGTTGTCAGGCAACCGCCCCTTATTACAGTTTGCGGCCTTACACTCACCAATATATTGTACTTTCTGCGGAAACGCAGTAAGGCACATAGTAAGGTCTAACTCGGAGTTAGCCTTAATGGTTTTCATTAATATCGGTATAGCTTCATCAATAGGAGAAATACAAGTCCGCCCCCTTGTTACAATGTCGTACTCAAAGCCAACCCTTGCGGCAGGAACAAAGTCCAGTTCTGATTTCAGGATGTTAATGCGGTAAATTTTATTTTTAATTTCAATATATTTAGCACCTTTTATGTATTCATCTGAAATACCTTGAAGTTCGTCTGCGTCTTCCTGGCTCAACTGGTCAAAGACAATGGCGTATGACGGAAAGTACATTGTATATCTTTTCAGCACAGTTTTACCCTCGTTGTCTTCCTGTACCCTCTCAGGAATCCCACCCGCACCTTTCTCAAACTCATTTAACACAACCAAAAACTGCAAAATGTTATTGTCAAACTGATAATAAATAGCCTCGTGTGCGCTAACCTCAAACGGGTATGGTTTTGCCCGTTCTTTTGTGTTATCAAACTCACCCCACTCATAAACAATAAAAGAATTAGGGTCTGTGTAGGTAAGCTCAATCCATCTCTTATTCAGGTATTGATCCATTGACTTGTCGCCCCAAAACTTATCTAAAATCCCATCAAGTTTGTGCAGTTTCTTGTTTTCGTTGTCGTCTTCGTACATCAGCACCCTCTGGACGCCGTTGCTTCGTGGTATCTTGTAGGCCGGCTTCATAAGGTTTTTAGAAACCGTCTTTGTGATGTGCATGGTAATGTCCTCACGCTGTTTAAACTGTTTCACACTTTCTCTTTGGTCAAACCTTCGCATCAACGGAGCCATGTCTTCTCCGGTTATCAGTCTTGTCAGATTTTTTGCGTATTCTGTTACCCTGTCATAATCACGGTGTCTTTTTTCGCCACCAATGATGTCGATTAAAAGCGAAATAGCTTTATCATTTGTTAATTTCCTCATGTGTAATATCTATTGTATTTTGTTGTTCAATTTTTTCGGGTGTTGCCGCAATCATATTTACTGTTATGCTTGTCGGCATCTTGTTCTCATTTTCTATTCGTGCCATTTTGGGTAAATCAAATTCTAATAATTTAATATATACCTCAACATAGTCTTTATCTTTGAGTTCCTTCCACGCTTTCTCAAAATCCTTTTCACCTTTTCGTAACATCTTTTGCACAAATGTCTTTGTAGCGATAGTTTTTTTGTTCAAACCCCCGGAAGGACGACCAGCTTTCTTTATATGTCCTTTTTCAAATTTCATTTTGCAAATATATTCCTTTTTTGACCAAAAATCAAGTTTTTATCACGTTTTTCTACCAAAACCCCTGAATTTTGTCTCAAATGCACTACAAAGTAAGTAATCCATCGTATCTGAGGCGTGACCATATTTCTCATATAATACCCCTGCTTTGTTTTTTACCATCTTTTTGTGTTTCTTACCCGTTGCGTCCTCCAAAACGTTAATCATGTCGGTAATCAGTAATTCACATGAGGGGTCAAAGAATACATTTATGTCTTTATAGCCACCGCCAAGACAGCGGTTAATAAAATCACGCCTCGTATTAAACAGGGGGTTACGTTTTGGCACACGCATAGACCAGTTACGCATATACAATTTTAATTCGTGTTCTATGATGTCGTAGTTATGTACTTTTGATGTCGTTGACCTTGCCCTGCCCGAAGCATCACCGTAAACATAAATCCCAACCTCGTATTCAGGGTATCTTTCCTGAAAGGCATCGCAAACATCCTGTGTGGAATTAAGCGGGTTTTCTAAAGCCAGGATGTCAAAGCACCCGACATTATAAACACTATCTACCTCGTAGATGTGCCACAGGCTTGCCGTCATGTGCGGTGAAATATTGAAATCCCATGAAATATGTATCGGCAGATCTATATTATAACTAATGTGTTTTACGTTCTTATCCATATCAAAGCAAGCATAGAAGTCACTTCCAAGACGTATTCTTCCCCACTTGCCCTCGACATAAATCCTTCTCATGTTCGGATCGTGTGCCACCTCTTGTTCAAGAACCTCTATGTACTGGTCGTCCAGAAACAGGTTCATCTTGTAATTCGACCACATTGTAAACACTTTGTCGCTTTGCTTTTCAAAGAACCTTTCGTGAATCCAGTGGTCAATAGAAATAGGGTTAAACGTGCCTATGATCTGCTTATAAGAATCTGTCCGCCCTCTCAGGCGTAAATCTAATTGATTGAACTCTTCATGTTCAAGTTCAGTAAACTCTTCGCACCAAATGCCTGTTATACCGTGAATACTTTTAAGTTTCTCGCTGTCGTCAAGTCCGGTTGTGATGATCTCATTCCCGTTGGAGAACGTAAAGGTCATTTTGGTGTTGTTGATGGAAACGTGCTTGGAAATACCAAAGTCATTAATAACTTGTTTTATCAAAGTGAACACGCTGCCCTCGATTGTGGTTTTGAATTTTCTTACGACAAGGAATTTGTGTCTTTCAGTGCGGGTACATCTTTCGACTATCTTTTGTGCGACTGCGTGGCTCTTTCCTGACCCGGCGCCTCCCCAAACCACCAGGTATCTAAGGATTGAATCGAAAACAGGCTGAAAGGCGGGGTTGAAAAGTACGTTAGACATTTACAATTAAATGTTATTTCATAATCAAGTATAGACCTAATGTTATTATCCCAATAACAAATGCTGTTATCCCAAATACCAGCAAGGCGAGTAAAATACCACGTAACATAGTCGCAATAACAAATATAGCAACAAGTGGGGACAAAATAAGCAAAATTCCTATTATGGTTTTCATGGCTCAGTATTTGGGTCTGGTTTTGGGTTTTTAATAATTATCTGTTTATGTTTAAAACGATCCCTTTCTTCTTGTGATAAATTCATAGACCAAGCATTCTTAAATTCAAAGAAAACAATCCTGTTCCTCCTTCTCCTATATATCCTGTATGCCGTAACCCTATCATGTATATCCTCCCGCGTTGTATCTAAAATAACAAAGTGGTGGGGTGTATCCATATCGTAAACGAAATAATCTTTTTTTACTTTTTTCATTTTCTTTATTTATTTATCTTTTTAAATTATCAAGTAATATTTTATCAATATGTTGGAAAACAGATTCAGGTCTTTCCCAATTTTCTTCTGCATATTTCACAACCTCATCAAACCATTCAGGGAACCAATCGAGATGGCCTTGTGGCAACGTGTCTGCTAATACATAATATTGTTGTATGTGGAATAATTCACCATGAGAATTACTGTTAAGTATTCGTTTGGCATATTTCTCTATTCCTAATTTTTCTAATATTTTAACAAATTCCATTTCATCCCTCCTTTTTATTTATCTTTTCAAGACACAATAACTCTATTTCCTTTTCGTCAATAACTGCCAAAATTACTTCCGTGAAATCAACGCCTTTGTAAAATAATTTGTCAATCTCAAAACCGTCATCGGTCTGCTTACCGTGAACATTAAAGGTGAAATCCTTGTATGTTATTGTTAATATCATAAATTATTAATGGCAATTATACTTTTACCCTTCCTCTTCCCGTAATTCTTTAAGCCAATCAATAATAATATTTCCCTTTGGGGTTTGTGCCTTTTTAATTAAAGATAATAGTTTTTCCTCATGTGTTTTATCTATAACTTTACTCCTTGTAACGACATATAAACCATCTTCATTTACAACACCCTCCCCATCAAACCAAGTATATGTTCTTGTCTTAAAGAAAACTTTTACAGCATATACAGAATCATCCTCGTTGGCATCATTATACTTAAATATATTGTCTGTGAGTTCTCTGATAAATTCTGGTATTTCATTTTTATCTTTTGTCATTACTTTAAGGTTTTAAGTTTGTATTTTATATTTCCAATCATATTACCTCTATTTTTTTTACAACAACACCTTTATACTCAAAGCACCCATCAACAGCATTTCGCTCTATGTAGGAATAAACACCCTTGCCCCAGCCGTAGCGCCTCATTAAGCCACTGATATTGCGGTAGCCGATGCCGTCGACTATGTAAATGCTATTTTTCATCTATCTCAATCTTTACACTGTAAACAGGAATACCACCTCCGGCTATGGATTTATTAATAATCTCAGATGTTACTACAACTTCTGTTATAGCACAATCCTGTAATTCGTTAAATTTAAAAATAAGCCTTTTAATTTCTCCACTTAGTTTTGATACTGTCATTTTAGTTTTGGGGTTTTAAAGATTTATATTTGGGTGATAATGCTTTTCTGCGCTCAAAGTCTTCCTTTGATTCGATATCTTTAAACATTTCAAGCAGTTTTTTTCTTACTTTGTTGCAATCAATCCAACGACCAGTTGCAGATTCGTTTTTTGTTTTCATAGTTGTAAAGTTTTAGTTAATCAATTTCATACGCCCGCTTAATTACATATTCTTTTATCATTGTCCATAACATATCATCTTCTTTCGGTAAAAACAGCCAACTTGCAGCTATGCTGTCAGAATATTCTTCCCAAATTTCCTCGCACTCCGGGATAGTTAAATAATAATTATGCTTTAAGCATACGATTTGTATGCGCAGACAGTCTTCTGGATAATCTATTCTTTGCATGTCTTAAAGTTTTTAAATTGTTCTATCGCCTTCAAAAACATCAATCCATAAATGTGAAACTCCGTGCTTATGATTAAAATCGGTTTTACCGCCTATCAAAGAACGGTCATAATATTCTAATTTCCACATTGGCGCTTTCTTCCCCACACGTTTATTATGAATATCATAAATAAGAGAATGTGCGTAGCGCTCAACCGCCAACTGGTCTGTTGACGCCCATAGGTTTTTCTGAAACCTAAAATAATCATACGTTACTTCTACTAATACATATATTTTCATAATTACAAATTCATGCCTTAATTCTTATGTGGTAAGAAACCAAATCTGATTTAAAATCAGATACTATCATTTTAATTATTCCTTTCTATTATTTAAACCTTTTTGAAATATCTCCCTAAATGCCTTTTCGGATTTATTAAGACATCGAAGTGCCATTACAGATAGAACAATTATTATCAGTAATGGTATGGTTGTTACTATTAATACTATTATTTTTTGTTCCATGATATTAAAATTTTAAGTTTCTGCAAACATACAACAATAAAATCTACAAAGCAAGAAAAAACGCAACTATTTTCTGCAAACGTTGACAAAACGCGGTGGAAATTCCACATCTTAAAGCGCCTTAGTATCACTAATCAGCTCTCAGAGTGGCAAAAAAAATTACAGGAGAGGGTAAAAAAAATTAACAGGGTGAAAAAATGTGGGGGGGATACCCAAACCACTCTCACCGCTTCTCTGCTGGGGGTGTACCCCTATTAATCATAATGATAATTATAGGACATCGGTTTTACTGATTATCAATGCTTTATATATAGAATATATTGCATAGGTACGAATTATGACAGCATGGCAGATGTTGAATCCTCTTGATCTGGGAGCTGGTTTATCTTAGAAGTTTATATCTATAATTTAAATACCACCTCCATATAGTAATTAACTAATATACTACCTCAGTGTAGTAATTAAACATTCCATTGTAGCTGTAAAGCTAAGGAAATAGAGTACAATGTAGTTTGTAGCTGTTCTTAGCCTGCTGGAGAGCTTTAAATATCTTTTTGGTATGGTATTATAGAATAAATGTAGGGTATCTTAGAAGGCTTAATAAGTGTATCAGGAAGGAATTGGTGATACTAAAGCGCTAAAGCACTATTAAATTAATAAAAAAGCCCTGTAAGTTAATACAAGGCTTGTATGCAGAAAGTGCAAGGGATGTGTTAATTATAGCTAATTTACACAGTAATCACATATCGTCCATTCTGGAAGTAATTCACGTTCACTCGTAGACGCACAAATATTCCCACATTTCGGACACCTCATTACGTGCATCGCTGGATTTAATGTTTCTTTTTTGTAAATTCTTTTTTTCATGGTTTCTTAGGTTTTTAGTTAAAATTTAATTTTGGTTTTAATTTTTGTATCCCTGTATATTTTTAGCTCGTAAGGGTTCACATATCCTGTTTGGGTTAATACCCTGTGATCCATTAATTCGATTAACCAGGGATATGAAAAGCGCCCCCATTTGCCTTTTTGGATTATGTAACAAAACAAGATCAGCACTTCATCTGATTTTAATTTGCCTGTTTCATATTCTATCACATAATCTTTGAATTGCTCAGGATTTAAATGAATAGTAATTTCCTTTTCTTCCTCTTCTATTATTTCTGGGGTAATTTCCTTTTTCCAGTTAAACATTTGACCTCCCCTTTTTTATTCTGCTCACGCCCTCATAAATTAAGGCAGTGGCAAAGGTTAAAATCAAGGCAGTGATGATCGCATGATTTACTGTGAAAGTGATTAGTGTTTCGTTCATGGTTTTAGGTTTTAATTTATAAATTGTCTAAATATTCAAATTTAACATCATCTAATAAATTAGATATTTGTTTATAATCTCCATTTTCTATAGATGAGTTCAGCCCATCTTTATCGGTAATGAAAAAGACTGTTATGGTTGATATGTAATATTCAATCCAATTTTTTTCTTTTGTCTTCATCCATGTAATGAATTTTTCTTTCAATTCATCAATAGTTAAGGTATATTTTCCCGATATCTTGTTTTCCTTAAAAAATGTAAATGTTTCCATGGGTTCCAGGTTTAATTAATAATTGTGTCCTGCAAAGATATGTCACGAACGCCCGATATTAAAACCCTGTAAATCAATTACTTATATTTCAAAGAACGATACAATAGACTAAACCACAGTGAGTTGCATTCCTTATTTAGAATGATTAACTCAAACGCAGTTTATACGTAGTCTAAATAAAATTCAGGCATCCGAGTACCGAAATGCCATATTAAATTTTTTTTCTTGGAAGAAGCTGAATACCAGCCTATTAAAAAGAGCCAACTCTACCAGTTGGACTTTCTTGGTTTTTACCACCCATACAAATATCCCATTTTTCTAAAATTATCTAAACTATTGCAAGATACAAATTTTTTGTGGGAAATGCAAGGGTTTTTATAACTATTTAGTGGGAAATTTTGTACCAGTTAGCACTTTTAGGGATAAAGTAAATTCCAAATATAATTAGTTAAAATAAATGCCGCATATCCGCCCATTAATATTCCGGCAGGTATCGTAAACACATCCAAAAGTACATCTAATATTTTAGATATTATCTTCATTTTCTTGTTGCATTACGATAGTTTCTCACTATCCATATAATTAAAAATGTGTAACTGATAAAAGCGATTACGGCTGCTATGATTAGGTATGTCATGGGTTTGCTTTATTTGTTGTTAATCTTAGGTGTTTTTATAATACTCTTTCATTTTGTCAGCAATTTGATGAAATTGCTGACAAAATGAAAGAGTATTATAAAAACACCTAAGATTAACAACAAATAAAGCAAACCCATTCTGATTGATTCGTTATTATGTTGAATAAATTTTCTAATAGCAGCCCATCGTTTTCTAACATCCCTGAGCCATAATTTTTTACTTTTAAATGCGTGATTTGGATAATTTTTGTTTTTCATTTTGTTTCTCCTTTCGTTATTAAATTTATATATTATTCGTTAAAAGTTCTTATTATTTCATCGCAATTCTCGCAAAAATGAACAATTATATGTTTCTCTATGGTACTAATATTTGTTCTTGGCTTTTCCTCTTTTCCGTTTTCATATGATTCCGCATCAGCTTCTAAATAAGCATAACCAGACATTAATAAAGTTTGTGTTCCACATTTATCACAGTAATGTGCCATTTTAATAATTTTATAGTTTTTTCTCTAAATCTCTTAATGCTTGTTCTAATTTATTCACAGCTAAAAGCCACTGCAATTGCGTTGGCTGTCCGCTTGCAATTCCTTCCTGTTCGCAGGCGTGGAGGCTCAGGAGGTATTTTGCGGCTTTGATTAATTCTGCGTTATCTGATGGGTGGGATAGCTTGTTTAAAATAAACTCTATTTCACTTGGTTTTATAAAAATAGGGATACCCATTTTCTCGTCCAATTCATCTTCACTCATTTCATGGTGATATTGTAATTGTCGTTTAAGGCTTTTTACTAATTTATCTTTCATCACTATCTCCTTTCGTTTTCCATTTATCCAATTCGCTAATGTTATCAGTAGTTAGTTCGGTGGCTATCTGTTTCTTAAACCATTTAAATAAATCGTGCGGGGCATAGCTTATCCATTGCTGGTGGTCGTATGGAATACCCTCTTCACTTTTTACAGTTCTGCTGGCAATACATTCATTGAAGTATTTATCCCTTAATGACTGCCAATTCACCCTCTCATGTGTTGGAGGTGGGGTGTGGGATAACGCCCATTTAGCACCTTGATAAAATGCGATCCTTCGTGGTGTTATTGCATCATAATTTCTTTCCTTGTCTGGGTATTTTAATAATGCCTGTTTTTCGACTTCCTTTTCAAAGTTTTCATCCGTTATGGGTGTGAGGAAGTTGGCGAAGCCTGCCAGCACTTGCTCCATACTTGTTTGTTTTCCGTTTTGATGTACCTGAATAGAAGAAGTTTTACCTCCCGTATCTACTAAAACTGTTTCAATGTTGTTATCAGTAAGGTATTTTTCGGCTATTGTTTTCATATCTTTAGTTTTTAGTTCCATTTAATTGGACAAATAAAATCATGGCTAATACCGCTTTTTAAACAGGGGTACAATCTATACCCTATATCTGTCTTTTTACCTGCCTTACACGTATGAGTTTTGCCATTAAGGGTAAGATACCAAAACCCGCCTGAATGCCTTATGTCGCATAAATACGTTCCATTTTCCAGCGTGTCAATCCTGAATCTTATCGGCTCAGAATCGCAATAAACATACATTCCAAATATTTTCAGGCCATCTTTGCATAAATAACCTAATCTGCACGAGTTTTTATGGTGGTGTCCTTCGCTAATTCCGGGCAGCTTACTCCAATTTCCAGTAAAATCCATTAAATAAGTGTCGTTCACTTTGAAATAATAACTGATAGAATGATCATTAACAAATACGCAGGGCATCCTGTTTGGGTGAATGTTTCCGGCTTTAATTGTGTAAATCGTGAAGCCTTCGTTGTCTTTTTTACAGGAAAGCAGGGTAAATATCATCGAAAATATTAAAATCAATATTAGTTGATTTCGGCATTGGTTACTTAAAATGGTAGTCATTTTACTAATATTTTATTTATTTTTTTAGCCGTATTAATTACAAATTCATCCATATCTTTATGACTTCTCTTACTTGCGGGATGCGCAATTCTTATAATATTTCCAATATGACGCACGTCATTTTTGTAAATTAATTGAGTCATTGCACCCATTAATATTATTATATCATCAATCGTTGGCAGATGTGTCCAGTACCACTCATTTGCATATTTATACGTTTCATTAAAACAAACCAATTCATCTGTATCTAATATATTACTTCTGATTATCTCAATATCATTAGGTAATTTATTTATTATCCTATTAACTAATTTACCTGTCTTTGTGCCACTATCCAAAGCAGCCATGTGTGGTTTATTGTGTAATCCGACAAATATTACTCTCATAATTTTTAAGTTAGCAAAATCAATAAAAATCCTATCCATACGATTGCAAGGACGGTAAACCATTTGACTGTGTATTTTTGTTCGGTGTTCATTTGCATTTAGCTTTATATTTTTCAAGTAATTCGATCAATTCGAGGCGGCTCCATTTGTGATTAGTCTTTTTATCCCAGCCCTTTGCGATCTCTAAATTGTTAAATTTATCTATTCCGATACGCACTATGAGCCGCTCACGGTATTCTAATAGGTTTCCCCGCAGATAGGTATTACACCGCATACAGCCTGCATGGCAGTTATCCTCATTGAATCGTAAAGTGGGATAATGACCGACATTATAAAAGTGCGAAGCATGGGCCGTATTATATGAATCGCAGGATATACATTGCTTACCCTCGTCCCGTTTTCTGATGTACTGATTGAAGTAAAATTGACATTTCTTCAGTAACCAAGCAACTGACCTGCCTTTGTACTTTTGTATGGTTTTAGCTTCAAGCATTGTTTATTTTGTTTTTATACCAGATCGCGCCGTTTATCCAAACTTCTTGTATGGCAAAATTCTTACTTATTTTCTTTGCACCCTCCCTTATTTCATCATCACTCAATGAGTGGCGGGTGTTCCATTTTTTTATTACTTTATCGTAATCTTTTGATGAAGTTTGAGAAGTTGTACAATGAAGACATAATACATACCAATAAGTTGTTACGTGGTCTGTCCCTGATATTACTTTTGCTTTGCCACCGCAAAACGGACAAGGCAGTAAACCGTTTTCATCTTTCATTTCTTTAGCTTTCATGTTCTAAAAATCTGTTTATACTTTGGTAGCCGTTCAGTTCGGCTTGTATCGCACTCATTCCCACTATCGCAGCTTTATATTCTGATTCCGCAATTTCTATTTCTAATTTTTCGGAATATATTAAACCTTTTGCAACTTTTTCAATCAACGTAGCTGGAAGGTTGTCTATTTTTGTGCCATGAATATCATCAATAGCATTTGCCTTTAGCTTTGCGATAGTGATGGCAAGTGCCTTTTCATAATTAGCAACTGCATTGGCTTTGCGGTGCGCACGTTCTAAGATTAATTTACGCCCCTTTTCAAGCAGTTCGATCTTTTCGGTTATCCGTTTGCTTATTTCAACTATTTCCATAATTTTTTGAATTTCATTGTTTTATTTTCTCTTTTTATATAAAATACAATCTTTACATCCCTTATTATGCCAATTTTCACATTCTTTAAAGGCTACATCTGTTACAATACCGCATTCTTTTCTTGAACATTTTACAGTGTATGTATTATTTTTCATTTATCTCTTTTAGGTCATTAAATTTTATCAATGCTATTTTATACAGAGTGTTTCCCTCGATCAACTTCAGCCCGTGAAACACCGTCACCCGGCAATGTCCAATTCTATCTGCTATTACTTGCTGGATATATCCCTGCTCGGTGGCTAAGTGGTAGAATATTGCCCTTGCTGCGACATACTCCTGCTCCCTGCAATGCTTTTTCATTTCTCTGAGGCTTATGCCTAAAGTGCGGGTTATGTCGCTTAGGATTGAGTTTAAGTCGGGGTTGTTAGTCATTTTTAAGTATTAATAAGATACGTTTGCAAATGTTTTACCCGCTGAGGTCATAATGTAATGCTCAGCACCTTTATTCCATAATGGAATCTGTTTGCCTTTTTGGTCAACAATAAAAGCATATATAGCTTTATATTCGCCATCTTCAATCTCACCAAATTGTTTTTTGTACACTCTTATTGATTCTTTAAACTCTTCATTGTGCGTTCCCCTCCTTATGAGGTGATAGGCTTCGCCAAGTGCAGTATTATACTCACTTCTTTTGTTCAGTTCTCTTAAAATAAACATATCTGTATGTATTTATGTATTCAGCATGCTTTTACCCGATGCTGATTAAGGTTAGTTATGATGCTTCCGCCAAGTTCCATTAATCCGGCGAAGGGCGTTTTTATATTCTTTGTTTTTCCATACTCTTATGTGAAATTCATCACCTTCAATAACGTGAGTAAATTGCGGATCATCAAAAGTTGATTTATAATATTCAACAAATCCGTATAATTTCCGATCACGCATTGCATAAAGCGTTCTGATGCGGTGAATTCTATCCAGCTCTTTCTCTGAAATGTTCGGGAAGTGTTCTTGGATTTCCTCTACCTTTTCAAAAAGCAGATCGGGGTGACCTTTGCGCTTGTACTTTGAAAATAGTATGGTGCGGTTGTCGATTAGTTTCATGCCTTAGTTTTAAGTTATTAAAAACAACCTGCCTTGCCAAGGAATAGATCATTGATTATGAATCCCATCCATGTAGGGTTTGTATCATCTATTAATCCATCTGAACTATCACTTCGGCTTGTGATTGGCAACACAATTAAGGGTCTGAGATTGCTATTGCACTCTATTTTACGCCTGTTCAGCTTCATCAGGTTGTTTTGTATCTTAGTTTTTAAGTTTTAATTTGACTGCAATATACAGCTTTTATTTACATTTTGCAAGTTTTGTTAACATTTAATTATAGTTTATTTTCATTATAAATAGTTACCCGCCATTACTTAGCACTTTGTCCACGTATTACAGCCAGCGTTTTCGGTTCATGTAAACTACAAACGATTCCTGACTTTTATTGCTGTCATATTTCATAAATATTTCAAGTATACTGATGGCTTCATCGCGCTCAGGGGTTTTATCTAAGCTGTGGAGGTAAGTTAATGTTTGTTGGATTGAGGGTTTCATTTTAATACCTTTTTTGAAAAATATGATGATATTAATACTACTGCAAAAAATGAAATATAATATATTATATTTACCGTCAAATGGTCACATCCTACTTTCTTTGCAACCAAATAAAGTAATACTAAAATTCCCCACAACGGGAATACAATGCCGGAATAAATTAAATATTTTTTCATATATTTTTTGTTTTAAAATCTTTGCTTTATTTGTTGTTTTGTCCATGATGTAATATGATACCCCTGACATTTAGGACAATAATATATCCAATTCACATTTTTACCCTTGTCACGCATATCCTCAAAAACACTTTTTGCATGCCTGATTGTTTTAAAAGTTTGTTTATTGCAAATTGTTTTTTTACTCATTATTTTTGTCACTTAGTTTTTTCAACTTTGTGTATTCTCCTCCGATTAGTCAATAAATTAAGTATGCGATTACATTCAATAAGCATCTCTATTAATTTATCTTTATTAAGAGTTCGGTACATCTTAACTTGTTCATCATGGCTCATTTCTTTTGTATGGTAATAATTACAATAGCGGAGGGTTTCCTCTCTATATGATTGTTCAATTTCAATCCCCTCACTATAAGAATTTTTTTCTACTAATCTTTTCAGATAATTAATTATTCTTTTCATGTTGTTTGTTTTTAACTTTTAAACATAACCCGCTTTTATACCTCCAGTTATATACTGGTAGCTAACTATCAACTATCCTCCACCAACCTATTAGCTGGTCTATATATCGGCTATAAACGTATATAAGTTTTTAAAATATCCTAATTTGTATGCATAACTGGATACTCGGTTGTCAAGCGGGCAGACAGTGCCAAGTTTTGAGATCATACGGGTACTGTTGATAGAAGCCGTATTGTTTTGAAGTGCTTTTGTGAGGTGCAAACTTATACAACCTGAATACAGCTTATAAAAAAAGCCACCCCCGTTTGTAGTCGAGGGTGACAAGCGTGTATTCATAAGAAGCGTATGTACTAACGTGCTCCGGTTAATCCGGTAAATCCGAAAGGAAGCATCACTTAATAGCACATTTTTTAAGTCAATCATATAACGTTTCTTAGAACACACCCTGCAAATATACAAAATGTATTTAAGAAAGTCAATTATTTTGGTGATTATTTTCATTTCCACTCAATATCAGCCTTAATCAGCTTTTCATTATAGGTAAACTCCACACGGTCATATTTACCCTTACTTCTAATCCATATTAAATCAATATCAATTATCTCATTGCTTGCTTTATATTCAAGTTTCGTGATATGAATAGCTTGGTTAGCATCTTGCGGGTTGCCGTTTTTTAGGATCCAAGAACGTACGGTATTTAGGATTTGTTCGGTCATATTTTAATTTTTAGCTCCATTGTTCTGCCATTGCTTTTGATAAGCCTAGGGGAAACTTACTTCTTATGTGTCCCCTGTCATCTGAAAATTTTAGATAATTATTACCATAAATCGGTTGCCCTTTTTTCTTCCCAGTTTTATAATAAGCATAAATTTTAGGTTCTACGTGTGTGTTTTGTTCAAATAAATTATCCCCTTTTACGTGTTTAAGTGTTGGTAAATTTTTCAACCAAAGACAAGTCCTTTTACTTTCTGTGTCACCAAAATAATAAGGTTGCACTATTTGTGAATATTTTGCTATTGTGGGGGAGGCACACCCCATTGGATTTTCTAAGCATATTTTATCAATATCAGCTAACCAAAGTTTTGCAAAAAACCCAAGTGCATTAAGCCGTTTTTCTAATCTTCCTGGATTATTCCACGATGAAGTTGCTGCATAGCTTATATAAGTACATGGAGGAAATCCGATCATCATATCCCAACCTTGCTTAATTACTTTTAACACATCATCCTGTATATGCCACTCAGGATGCCCACCGCTGCATGGAAGTAGATCACAGCTATATGCCTCATGTCCGAGTTTACGAAACTCTTTACATACTGCCTGGCTTTCCTCACAAGCTAAAAGTATACGCATTATGTTATTTCTTTATAAACAATTCCTTCTTTAATCACAAATTCCCAATATCTTTTATATTCCACCCGTTCGTTTTTCGGCTTACTAATTACTTCAATTTCGGTCTTATTTTTCCAGCCGATAAAGAATGTTTTACCGATCTTAATTTCGTTTATATTGGTTACTTTAGTTAGTTTCAAAATGGATTATCGTTTGTAAATAATTCATCAATATCAGCAGAACCCTGCCCGTAATCTTCATCAAAAGGCGTTCCCTTTGCATCAAAATATCTATTTCGTTGGCGGTTGAAATTCAGGGTTACTTCACCCCGCACCCCAACTATTTTCTGCTTTTTAATCTTTGCAAACTTTAAAATGATCTCGTTGTTTTCCGGGTCACTCTCGGAAAATGGTCTATGGGTGAATATTATATTATCTGCATTGTTATTCCACTTTACACCACCTGCGATATGTCCTACGTTAGGCATATTAAAGTCGCCTAAATCGTTTGTGGTTACCGTAGAATTGGTATGAGTAATTATATCATAATATATATCGTTTCTTATCGCAAATCGCTTACAGGTCTTTAAAAACATACTAACATAACGATCATCCCTGCCCTGGGTTGCCTCCCAGTTATTTTCAAGCTGATCGAACGGGTCAATACAAACACCCTGCACGCCCGCGTCTTTTATCAGTAGCTCAAAACGGTCATTAATATAATCAGGCGAAGGACTTGCGTCTTGTGGGTAGACATAGAAAAAATGCTCATTCACCCATTTCATGGCAGCGAAATAAACATCTTCATTCATGTACTTTTTATTAGGATATAACCCGGTAAGCATGTGAATTAAATCATCATAGAAAAAATCAGGCGGGTCTTGTTCGGGTGAAAATACAGCAAACTTAGTACCGTTGAATTTAGCTAAAAGCACGGCAAATTGAAAATATACCGTTGACTTACCATGCCCCCCGATACCAGCAAATACAGTTACATCCTTTTTATACCAGTTATAATGTTTGTTAATTACAGAAAACCCGGTTGAAATAATGTCGCGTTCACGTTCACCCCGGAACCCGTCTATCATGGATTCGCGGCAGTCGTCAAGGTATGTAACGTCTTTTATCATTTTTTTGATAACATTTCTTTTAATGATTGACTTACTTCATCAAGTTTAATAATATTAAATAGTGCCATTTTTAGTGTAGTGTGTTCTAATCTAATTCCTGTCTGATCTGTCAATTCAAGTATTAACTGCTCATTATCCATCTCAATCTGCGAAATATACTCTTCCTGAATTTTAGTTATCAGGTTAAAAGATTTTACCGCTTCACCTATCAGTTCTTTTCCGGCCTGATCAGTCTGCACCTCTTTTAGACCTCGAAGAGCGTGGGAGTGTTTGCGCTTTATTGTTTCGTAGTCGGTCATTAAAATAATTGTAATTGCCTTTTATAATTATCCAACCTTTTACTTGCTGCATCAAAATATTCCTTATCTATCTCGTATGCTGTTAAATCAAATCCTAAATCCCAACAGGCTATCGCTATTGAGCCTGAGCCTAAATGGGTGTCAATGATTTTAGGTTTTACAACACCATCACCTCTACATATATTACAGGTTTGAACATCACAATCAATAGATAAACTTTCAACCTCACCACTACCACCACATTGTTTACAAATAACATCCTTAGTATAATTATTAAGTAGCCATTTATAAAGATATACTGGCTTTTGTGTTGGATGTATTCTGTCTTTTCCCCCGCTTGTTTCCGCTTTACTGCTTTTAGTTACCTTTAATAATTGCCTATCAAATGAAGTCCACGCTAATTCTCCATGAGAAAAATTAAATGTTTTATCAAATAATTTATCCCAGAACACCCATCCCTTACTTGGTTTTAAATATTCAGTAAAATAATTACCACCCCAAACAATTTGGTTTTTACTTATCCTAAATAACTCCTTCCAATATTCAGAGTTTGGGATTTTATTATCCCATTTTTTTTGGATATATTTATCCTTTTTATTCCACGTACTTGGTCTGTCTGGTTTCCTTATGCGTATATCACCATCAATACCTATCCCATATGGCGGATCAATAATGGCTAAATCGTACTCATTATCCTGCATTAATTTCATGGCAGGTAGGCAGTCGGCATTATACAGATTTATACTTGCTCGTTCCATTTTCCTAATGCTTTAACTTCTTTAATAAACCAATCGGGATATTTTTGCCCGTCCATATCAAGCCAGTCCATTCGGAAGTCTTTATCTACTGTTACCTGATTTAATGGCATAGGCATTGATGTATAATATATAAGTGGGTTTTCGCTGCGATCTTTTTTCTTAGGCTGTGATTCTGTTTTTATCCATTCTTTATCAAATCCTGACCAGCTATTTTCTGCTGCGATTTTAATACATTCATTTGCTGACAAGCCGGATAATTCTATTTTAGATTTTAGTTTATTGAAAGCTGTTAGGCTGTTGGTTGCTTTTTTGTTTTTACGGACGTTCAACCAATCTTTAAGGATTTGTTTTTCTACTCCTAAATCTAAAAAGGAATTTTTAAAATCAAATTTACTATCTATTTCTTTACATTCTTTACCTTCTTTATCTTCTTTAGTTGTGTTACTTGGCTGTCCTTCGGCTGTTACTTGGCTGTCCTTTGGTTGTTCTTTGGTTGCTACTTTGTATTGTTTCGGGTCTTGGTATGTATCATAATTACTAATAGTTATAACAGAACATTGGTTGTTACTTTGTATTGAAATATTGCCTATTTCAGCTAATTTTTTTATAGCCTTATATATTGTTGATCCATCAATAAATAATTCTTCTTCTGCCTTAAATCTGCCAAATAAAAATTGCCCTCTTTTCACCTCTATTGTTCTCTCACCCTTACCTACTTTTAGTGGTACAAAATTATCTTTATAATTAGCCTTTAATAAACACCAAATCCATATCTTTAATAGCTTTTGTGATGCGAATACTTCACTATTGAGTAGTGAACGAGAAAGTAAAATATATGTATTATTCATATTTTTTACCTTTCTTTAAATTACACGTTTTACATAATACCTGTAAATTTTTTAGATCATTCGTACCTCCTTTTATTACTGGCTTTATATGATCTATTTCAAGCCTTTCGGTTGAGCCACAATTAATACAAGACATTTTGTATTTTTTTAATACCTCAATTCTAATTGCTTTTGTAATATTAATTCTTTTATGTTTGGGTAGGCATTTTAAAAGGTATGTTAATACAAGTGCTTGCATACCACCCAACCCTCTCATAAACGTGTATTCCTCAACTAAATCCAAAAGACAATCATTACAAATAGTTACCCTATCCCCTCGATATGCAGGGTGTCCGCTATTTATGCGGCTTTGACAAATTATACAATATTGCTTATCATACATAATGTTACACAATTAAAGAAGGTAACCAGTGCAGGGTGTAACACTTAATCAACCCAGTGGGGAGAGAAGTCCTGCAAAGGCTACCAATATTTAAAATTCGAGTTTTCAATACTGCGTCAATTAAATGTTACGAGTGCAATATACGATATTTTTTGCTAAATTGATGGATTAGTTATTAACACTTATTTTAGATAGTAATTACACTCAAAAAGTTTTACATTTGAGCAGTTGCAAATTATTGAATCATTGACCAGTATTCCGGCGTTCATCGGCCACTGCCAACAAGTCACCATCAGCATAAGATTAATATTGCCGTTACTGTAAAAAGTGGTATCAAAGTGGCCTGATATATAATGCTTGTTAAAATCGCTTCCCATTCCGTAGCGGATAAAAGCACTATCGGAGTTTACAAAGTAGCGTATAACGTAAGTAGAATCGCAGGGGGTTGCCGTTGGCTCAATACTCTCCTTTTCGCAGCTCATCAGCAGCGGGAGAATTGAGATGAAAATTAGTAGGGTTGTTTTCATGGGTTAATTATTAGTTATTTCTTTTATTGTTTTTTGATGTGATTTAATTTCACGGTTACAATAATCAATAGTACTTTCATTTTCCTCTTTAAGGCGTTTTGTAGCCGCCAAATGATCATAAAATATTTGATTTGAATAATCGGCTTTTGCAAATGACTTCATATCTGGCGTGAAAAACTGCCCGGTAATTCCATTATACCCATATATTGAATCGTCATTAATACTAAATGCAAATCCTTCTGTTATTTCATTATTCCTTACAAGCCATGCCTGTTTGAGTGTTATTCTTTTTGTTTTCATAAGATTTTATATTTTAGAATTAGACTATAATTTAATATACTTACTTGTGCTTTTATCAACACATTCAAAATTCAACTTCTTTAGCTCTTTTAATCGCCTCATGTAACGAAAAACAGTCGCCGGGTATTTGTCCTTGCATCCTGCCTTTTCGAGTGCGTATGTCGCTAATATTGAGCCATAGAATGTATCTCCAGAATTTAAGGCTTTAAGGTATCTCTCAACGGCTGCCATGATCTTTTGGCGGTTTGAGGTTTTAGGTTTAAGGTTTTTTGTGTAAGTTTTTCCCATATAACTGAACCATTTAGTGGTGAGGTCAAGATAGAATTTCTGGGCTTGCTCATAGCTGTCTTCACTTCTGGAGGTTTTGTTCCATTGAAATGCTGATGAAATATAATCTCCAGGTTCGGTGGTATCCAAAAATTCATCAAAGGTTTGACCTTTACGAAAGCCGTGTTCTTTGTAGTTGTACTCAAATTCAGCGAGCATTTTTTCTGATCGCAGGAAGGTTTTGAATTTATCTTTCATGGTATGTTATTTAGATTGTTTATAAATTAGAAGGGCAAATCATCCTTCTCGTCAATGTCAGTTGTATGCTTTTCGTAATCTTCCGGCGTTGCTTTATGTTCGTCTGGAATTTTACTCAGCATTACAATGTTATCGCCAATGATTTCGGTTATATATTTTTTATTGCCACCCCCATCCTCCCAGCTCCGGGTTTTGATTTTACCTTCGATATAAACTTGGCTGCCTGTTTGTAGGTATTTTTCGGCTATTTCGGCAAGACCGCGCCAAAGGACAATATTATGCCATTCGGTTTGTGTAACCCTCTCAC